TTTAGTTCTTCTTTTAGTTCTTCTTTTAGTTCTTCTAGAACCACCCTTCTGTTTTTTAGGGGATATCTTTTTATTTTTATTTTTATTTATTTTTTTATTATGATAACATCCTTTATAAGGGGCACATGAACTTTCCATAGTGAAACCATTGGGATTTTCGCAATCTTCAAAAGAAAATTTACGGGGTAATTCAAATATTTTTTTATCTTTTTTACGGATGCAATGTTTATCTTTTATTGATGAAGAACAACAATCTTTAACCATATATTATTTATATTAAAAAATTTATTCTTCATAATTTTTATTTAAAATACTTATCATTTCAGGAGTAAGATTTTCTCTATCGATATTAGTATCGGCACCCGCAATAACTAATTGTCGCACGATATTTTTATGACGTCTACGACAAGCATATAGGAGTGGGGTATTACCATATTCATCTTTTGCATTAAGATCGGCTCCAGCATTGATTAATTGTTGAGCGATATTTCCATAACCAATATGACAAGCATGTAGGAGTGGGGTTTCGCCAGATTCATTTTTTGCATTAAGATCGGCTCCAGCATCGATTAATTGTTCAACGATATTTCCGTGATCATATACACAAGCGATAAGAAGAGGGGTATTACCATCTTTATCTATTGCATTAAGATCGGCTCTAGCATTGATTAATTGTTCAGCGATATTTCCGCGATCATGTTCACAAGCGTTATGAAGAGGGGTATCGCCAGATTCATCTCTTGCATTAAGATCGGCTCCAGCATTGATTAATTGTTCAACGATATTTCCGTGATCATATGCACAAGCGATAAGAAGAGGGGTATTACCATCTTTATCTCTTGCATTAAGATCGGCTCTAGCATTGATTAATTGTTCAGCGATATTTCCGAAACCCTTTTTACAAGCGATATGAAGAGGAGTACTGTCCCCTTCATTTTTTGCATCAAGATCGGCACTAGCAATGATTAATTTTTCAGCGATATTTCCGCGATCATATGTACAAGCCGTATGAAGAGGAGTATTACCAAGAATATTTGCTGCATTTACATCGGCGCCATCACGAAATAATGTTTCAACGACATTTTCATGACCCACACCACAAGCGATATGAAGAGGAGTATTACCATTACTATTTGCTGCATTGATTTCGGCTCCAGCACGAAATAATGTTTCAACAATTTTTTCATTATCCCTAAGACAAGCTTTATGGAGTGGGGTATCATTACGACTATTTCCTATATTGACATTGGCTCCATAACTGATTAACATATTAACAACATCTATATCACATTTTAAACATGCATAATGAAGGATGGTACTTAAGTCTTTTAATCTTTTATTTAAATTAAGATTATGATTATGATTACTTAGAAAATATTCTATCCAATCTCTTTTATTGGCCATAATTGCCAAATAAAACATGAAATCAAATAATTGAATATTGCCAACTTGCATGGAATTTGGCTCATCAATATCATCAAATGCCTGCCTTGCAATTCCGGCACATTCAGAATTAATTACGAAAAAAATTAAATCTTGAATTGCTTGGTCAATAACATGTTGTGAAACACCAACCAATTCATAAAATTCCGCTAAACCTGGGAAAGATTCTGATCCACCATATAATCTTCTCTTATTCTTTCTATGAGATTTTCTCATCTTTCTAGATCTTCTAGATCTTCTATGAGATTTTCTCATATTTCTAGATCTTCTATGAGATTTTCTCATATTTCTAGATCTTCTATGAGATTTTCTCATATTTCTAGATCTTTTTATATTTCTTGAAACCATATATATATATATAAATTATTTTTATATAAAATAAAAAATTAATATGGGTTTTCATAAATTTATTTATGATTGGATTCTTTAATCTTTTTAACAGTAGGAGTATCTATCCAGATGATGCCTTCTCTATTATCCCAAGAACCAACATGAATACAATCCATAGTGAATACCTTGTTGGAACCCTCATCATATAGATAATCAATATCTTCAAACTCAATTTCATCATAATCATCTATATTAAAATCTTGTTCTCTAATAGTGCATGTATCTTTAACAATAAGTGAATAAAGATACATGGGTGTTTCAAGAACAATATCTTTCATTGAAACATAATTTAAATTGATATCTAAATCTTGCGAATAATGCATATAACTTTTGTTAATGATAAATAAATTTTTCATAAAATCAGAATATTCATCAGATAACTTAGGTCCCTCAGTTTTGATCCAAGTATCAAATAAGATAACATAAGATTTAAACGCATTTTGAAAAATGGAAACATGACATTCTTTGATGTTAATAATCCCCCCTGATTTGCTTTTTACTAGTTTATAATGATTTGTAATATAAAATTGTAAGAATTTAATAATTTTAATATTGGGATAATCATAATCCTTAATTAATGTTTTACAAAACTCAATAATAGTACTATGACTATCTAGAACAGGAACTTCGCCATCACCTGTGGTATCAATTTTATAATCAATGTATGTATGAATAGGTGTATATTTGTTAGTTTGAAAATCGTGTTTCCCTTCAATAATATCTCGAATAATAATGATACAATCATCGATTGTTTTTTCAATATTATCATAAGAATTATCTCGAAGGCAATTAATATTTGTATAAATCATTTCACAGAAAGAATCAATATTGGTCCCTTGATAATTGGTATAGTCTTGTAATTTTTTAAGATAGAATTCATTTTGAAGTTTAGAATAACCGGAGAACATATTTTTAAACATGGTAATGATGCTAAAGGGTTTATTAATTTGTTCAACATTGGTTCCGAAAGTGAGACCCCAACGATGTTGTTTATCAGTTTCAATATCTATTTTGATTTTATTGGTGAGAGCATAAGAATCTATTTTATCAATAAACATTTGAATTAATTCTTTATATTCTCCGAGACGAATAATAGATTCAGGATTTTCGTTTGATAAATCCGAGATATCGTTAATCCAGCGAGATAAGTGAGTGTAAATAAGATCAGTAATCATTTTAGAATTATTGGTATTATATAATTGATCGATGACATAGACTTTTTGACAATAAGAATTATATAATTCAATTAGTTCATTCATTTGTTCTTTATCTTTTGAAAATGATTTATTGATAATTGATTCTTCTTTTAATTCTTTTTGGAGACGAGAAGTAAGAATTTCGGATTGTTTGTGGGGTGAAAGATAATTATTAATTTTATATTTTAATTTATTATAACCGGTTAATTCGAGGGTATCATTAATATCACAATCTTTAAAATGATCTTTAATGAAAGATTTCTTTTCATTGTCAGAAAGTTTAGCCCATTTCCTTTTACCGACTTCATTAACTCCAAATTTTTGTAAGAGTTTCATATCTAATTCAACATTAGGATCGTTATGAAGCATACGATATACAAATGTATCGGCTGCTGATAGGGGAGTAAAACGAACATTAATATTATTTTTATCTTGTGCATTTTTATTTATTGTATCCATGGTATAGTTGATGATTTGATCAAAATTTTCTTTATCTTCTTCATCAAAGATAAATTCACCTGTATTTTTATCAATATCCATTTCATCACATTTATTAATGATAGTAAGAAGGAGAACTTCGCGATTATTTTTAATTTTTTCATTTTCAATATTTTTGATAATCATTTTAAGAATATCTATTTGATCGGATGTGTTTAAGGGGCTATTAATATCAACGATATGTAGAATAACATCTAATTCATCAAAGTTATTTTCAATCCATTGAAAGAATACATCTTTTGTTAGACCATCATTTAGTCCAGGTATATCATAAATATCTAAATAGATATGTTCGGGTAAATCGATGAAATTTTTAATTTTTGGAATAATATATTCCATTTTCTTAAGATCTTCTAATTTGAGATCTTCTCCTTTTTCATACATTGTTTTATTGATTTCTTTATTTTGCGTATGAATTTTTGAAATTTCGTGAGTATTTTCGGAGATATTGTCATTTGATTCTTTATAAACAGACGGGACCATTGTTGTTCTTTTAATTTTCATATCTTCGTATTGGTTAACACAGATAGAATTAAGAATAGTTGATTTTCCTGAACTAACACATCCAACAAGACCGACACGAATACTATTTCTATGATTAAGAGAAGTTATTTTTTCATTCATTTTTATATTATCGTAAGCTTTACAGGCTTGTGTTTTTGTAGATTGATTAACTTTATTTTGTTTTTTGGCAGATTTTTTTCCCATATTTATTTTTTGTTTATTTGTTTTTTTTTGTTTATTTGTTTATTATTTCATAAATTGGGCAATCAAATTTCAAATATTAAAAAATAATATAATATATGGATAATACAGAAAAAGATGTATTTGTAGATGCATATGATAAACAAAAATTAGATTTGATACTAGATGATAAAGAATTGGGTAATGGTGGAGAGAAAGAAATTTATGATAATCAAATAGATAAATTATTAGAGGATATTAAGGGTGATATTCAAAAAGATATATCTGAATTGAAAATAGATCTAAAAGATGAATTAAAAAATAATTGTGAAAATTATATTTTATCTACACCTAGGACAAATACTCCGAGATCAAGTTATTCTTATGATGATGAAACAGATAGTTATTATGTAAAAAAAAAGAGAAAAAAGAAAATAGATACATTGGTTTATGATGAAGATCATGAAGAAAAAGATGTAACAATAAATAAAGATGGTAAAAAAATAGAATTATGGAGTAAACATAAAAAGCATCGTTTACATAAATGTTTATGGAAATTAAAATATAATCGTATTGTGTCCTCATTTTATTTGGATGATTTAAGAAGAAGAGAAGACAGATGGTCATGGTTAATAATTGTTATATCGACATTAACATCGGGTATTACGGTTGCAAACAATGTTGAAAAAGAGCCATTTGATAATTATGGAACATATATAAATATTATGTTAACAACATCATCTATGAGTACATCATTGATTGCTGCATGGATAAAAAAGCAGAAATTTGTAGAAAAAATAAATGAGATTGATAAATATTTATTAAATATAAATTCATTGTGTGAAGAATTAGAGATACAGTTTTCATTATTAGAAGAAGATCGTTTATCATATGAAGAATTTAAAAAAAAATATATACCAGAAATCACAAAATATGTATCAACAAATCCAATGATACCACCATATGAATGGAAACAATGTGTTCGTGAAATAACATTAAAATATCCTGAATTAGTGGATCCTGATAATAGTGAAAGTAATAAATTATGGCCTTGGTATGGTGATTTGGTAAAATACAAAGCGGAGGATGGGAATATTTATAATGTTAGAAAACCCACAACATTTATGAAACATATGAAAAAAACAAATACAGATCGCATATTATCAAGTTGTTGTCATAAACAAAAAGATCCCGAAAATGTTTATAAATAAATTATTTAAAAAATTCTTGTTCAAATGAATTTATATATAAAATTTGGTTAATATGCATTCGGATTAAATTCTAAATAATTTATTTTTCAATAATCCTGATGCATTCATCAAGAGAATATTTATCTTTTTGAGATATTTTATAATTTTTATTTTTATATTTCATATATTTACCGTATGGACCTATTAGGATAGTTATTTTAGATTTATTATATTTACCTAATTCCATAGGATAATCTAATAGATATTTAATATCTTTTAATGTAATTTTTTGAGGATCACATTTATTTTTGATGATATGATTTTTAAGATTAATATTTGTATCATTATAATTAAGATAGTAACCGTAGGGACCTTTTTTAAGAGTAATATCATTATTTTCATATTGACCGATATTTATATCATTATGATTATTTTTTTTGGTGTTTTTAGATGATAATTTCATTTGAATTTGAACATCTTTATAGAAAGAATTATAAACTTTTTGGATAACTTGAATCCAATCTAATTGACCATTTGTAATTTTATCAAGATCATTTTCTACATTTGCTGTAAATTTTTCATTAATAATATTTGAAAAATGATTAATTAAGTATTCTAAAACTTTCTCCCCTAATTCAGTTAATAATATACTATTTCTTTGATCTTTAATGGTTTGTTTGGTAAATGATTCTTTAATTTGATTAGATTTATTCAAAGTAAGAGTTTTAATATTTTGGTTATCATTTTTGATAGTTTTTGTTTCGGTATAATTTCTGTTATAGAGGGTTGAAATAATAGATGAATATGTAGAAGGTCTTCCAATACCAGATTTTTCTAAAACTTTAATGATAGAAGATTCATTATAATAATGAGGTTTAAAAGATTCTTTTAATTGATAGATACATTTTTCAAGAGTAAAAGATGTATCATTATTAATTTGAAGTTGTTCAGATTTATTAAAATCTTTATTGTCATATTTAAGATATCCATCAAAGATAATATTTTTATTAGTTCCTTTAAATGATCCAAAAGATTCACAATTTTTGTTTGTTAGATTGATGGTTAAGACGTCATAAATAACTGGTTGCATATGGGAAATAATAGTTCTTTTTTTGATTAAATTATATAATTTATGATCATCTTTATCATATTTTTCGCTTAAAATATCATCAATTTTTGTGATACGAATACATTCATGAGCTTCTTGTGCACCTTTAACTTTTTTGTTGTATTGTGTTGATTTGTAATAATTATCACCAAAATTTTGGAGAATATTATTTTTAATTTCGAATTGGAATCCATAAGATATGGAATGAGAATCGGTTCGCATATAAGTAATTTTACCATTTTCAAATAATTTTTGTGCGATATTCATAGTTTTTTTCACAGAGAAACCTAATTCTTTGTAGGCTGTTTGTTGGAGAGAAGATGTAATGAATGTTAATGGAGCATATTTTTTTTCTTGAGAATTATCAATATTCTGTATAGAATAAATTTTATTTTCTTTTAAAAGATTAAGAAATTTAGTAGGATCTAATTTTTGATTGGATATAAATTCACAAGTGATAATATAATTTTCGTTGTATCTAAAATCAGAATGAAAATCATCTTTAAATTGTGGTTTAAAATCTTTAATTTCGTTCATTTTGTCTTTTAAAATTTTTAGAAGGGTCGATTGGACTCTACCGGCTGATAAACCTTTTTGATCGGAATCAATATGTTTCCATAGTAAAGGTGATAAATTAAATCCAACAAGACGATCAATAATTCTTCTAGCTTGTTGTGAATTAACAGAATTCATATTAATTTTAACTGGGTTAAGGATTGCTTCATTGATACTTTTTTTAGAAATTTCGTGAAAGATGATACGATTGTTTTCATTATAATTAACTTTTAATAAATTACCGCAATGCCATGCGATAGCATCTCCTTCTCTATCGTCATCAGCTGCAAGAAGGATATGATTATTTTTTAATTTATAGAGTTCTTTAATAATTTTTTCTTTACCGGGGATGGGTTGATAATTTGGTTTAAAATTATTATTGACATCGATAGAGATATTATTTTTGGGTAAATCGAAGATATGACCAAAGGAAGATTTGACGATTGTTCCATCATTAAAATATTTTTGAATTTTCCTTGCTTTGGTTGGTGATTCGACTATAATGAGAGTATTCATAATTATTTTAGTTTTTTTTTATTTATTTGTAGTTATATTAAAATAAATATATCAAATTTTTTATATATATATTTTATATATATTTATAAATGCCAAAAATACCATGGGCTTTAGGGATAGGGACAATTGTAGGAGTACTTTTTTTCGCTTTAGTAGTCAAACTCCTCCTGACGAAGACAGCAACAGCAGCAACAGCAGCAACAGCAGCAACAGCAGCAGCAGCAACAGCAGCAGCAGGAACAACAACAACCACAACCACAACCACACCATCTAATAGAGCGAGAGAAGCTCCGAGAGCACAACCGACAGACAGACAGAGACAAACAGGGGAAGCTTTACAAAATCAAGTTGATGCTGCCGTAGATTTGGAACAAGTCGCCCAACAACAATTGGAAGAGACAGATGAAGCAGATCCGGATTATGAAGAATTACTTGAGATTTATGAAGAAGCACAAAGAAATGCACAAAGATCCACAAATGAATTACGAGAACATCAAGGATCATTTATATGTCCTCAAATAGATGGTTTAAATCAATATTCAGATTCAAATATGGATTGTCGTCCTTGTACACCTATACCTCATATGCGTGCAGGTAATAAGGTTAATTGTTCTACAGCAACTGATCAAGTTATATCATATTTAGTAGATGGAACTAAATATTGTGAAGATAATTTTTATTATCAGGGTCCTGATGATTCCGAAAATCCAACTTCATATGGAAGATGTCTTGGTGTAATGGCACGCCCAAGTGGTGATGCATGGACTCCTGGTAGCCCTGGACCGTGCACAACAGGGAGAGACTATTGGGATCCCATTTTTACAGCAACATTCTCTGGAACTTGTAAAGAATGTCCCGTTAGTAAATATTTCAATGCAACAAATAGAACATGTAATAACAAGACTGTGGTATGGTATAACCAAACTTGTGGAACCGAAAATGTAATATGTGGTACCGGCTTATCATGTAATTTTGAAAATAAATGCAAAAATAATAGTGGACAGCCATGTACGGCGAACGATCAATGTCTGGGTCCGGATAAAGTAATTGGTGGTCGGGATTGCTTAAACCACTGGAGCGGGGGACCCACATGTGAGTAATATTATCAAGTCAAATAAAGAGGGTACTGTTGCTATTTGCTATATCTCTTAATTTTCTTTAATATTTGATAATAATATATGAACAGAACATCGGAAATTAAAATAATTTTTAAGAATCAATTAACGGAAGAATTAATTGATTTAATAATAAATTTTGAAAAAGATAAAATAATAAAAGAATCTTTGAAGTATTGGATGGAAATAATGCCGATATATAAATTATCAATGCATATAATTTATCATAAAAGATATTATCATTTAAGTCATATAAAGAGGATAAATGGATCAATAAAAAATGTAAATAATGAAAATAAAGAAATTAAATATTTACAAATATTGAATGATATTTTGGATAGAAGGAAAGGAAAAATATTAAAGATTTTTTAAGTATTAATATATTAAATATGGATAATGTGTTAGATATAATCGAAAGTGAAACATCATCAGAGGAATCATCAGATGAGGGTGAAGAATTAATGTCATCAAATGTTGGTGTTTTATATCAAAATCATTATAATGAAAATGAAAAATTAATGAATGATAGTAAGAGAGAAGATTATGAAAATATTCGTAATCGTTATTTTACGCCGGAGATAACAAAAAGAAGATTTACAGTAGATCCCTCAACATTAACGGGTGGTAAAATATCATTATTAGATGATTTAAAATTACCAACAAAAAATATAATAGGATTTAAGATGTATAAGAGTAATTTAAAAAATAACGATGTATCGACAAAACATGTTGATTTAATCATAGATGAGATACCGGAAATAGCGTGTATGAAGAATGATAGTGGTCAAAATATAATAAGTCGTATTCCATTAATTTTGGATACATCCTCGTATTATTTGTATGAAGATTTTGTGGATGATATATATTTTCATCCTATATCATTAAATAATTTAACAATAAATATTGTTAATGAAGGGTTTATATCATTTGAGATAACCTATTTAAATATAACAGAATAATATATATTATATATATATATTATGAATAAATTATTGTTATTATTGTTGGGTAAAGTTAATTCTCAAATGTTGGGTGGTATTTTAGATAGTAATAATTGTTTGGTAGGAGGGGGATATTCATATTGTGAATCTTCTAATTCTTGCATCAGACAATGGGTGACACCTTGTGAAGATAATTATAAAGATTGTAATGATTGTTTAGCGAAGCAAAGCAGTGGAATGAATATAGCTTGTCCAATAGATTGTGATATGATTCAGGTAGAACCGGTGTGTCCTGAGGTAATGTGTATGATGTATTGTGAAAATGGATATATTCAAGATAATAATGGTTGTGATACATGTAGATGTAATGAACCTATGATTGTGGTGGATCCTGTCCCTCCTCCTCCAACAATTATGGAGCCACCTATTCCTTTGATGGTGGATATAGGGAATGTTCCGGTAGTAAATCCATTTGTAGACAGATGTTCAGAATTGCAGATGAGTAGATATTATAAATGTAATAGTGATTGTCAAAATTGTGATTTAGATGGTATAAGGAATATATTGAGTGATTGTAAAAATGAAGAAAATCAAATGTTAGTAAATAATTTATGTCAAGGTGATATGTCTTCATGTGATATACCATATGAAGACTGTGAAAATGAATATGTTTGTCCAAAAATTAAAGAAGTAACAAGATGTGGTGAAGGTGGATTATCTGGATATTCAACATATAGGTTATCATTAATTGTTAAAAATGATAATGTTAGGAATATATATGCGATATATGGTGATGATAAAAATCCGATGATTATACCTCCAGCCTATCAGAGTATAGTAAATTTCAATAGTAATATAGGTGGGGTTTCACCCTCGATAGTAAATATTGATAGTGATGCACAATATGATAGTTGGTTGACTATAGGTGTAACGGATGGTGATATAAATAATGAAATAATGACAGTAGGAATAGATTTTGATAGTTGGACAGGAACATCGGGTATTAGTGTGACAAATGGTGTTGTCTTTACATTTGATCCGAATGAAATGATTGTAACGGGTAATGAATATATTATTGGACAAATAACAATACCAAATGAGAGGAGTGTAGATATGACTGTTAATGTTCAGGGTAAAACAAATTGTGTGAATTGTGATGTAGATAATCGTGAGTGGACCGATAATGGTATAGTTTTTAATATTCATCCACCAATTAGTAATAATCCAAGTGAGATACCGAGGGGATGTTCAACATGGTATGATGGGTGTAATACGTGTCAGGTAAACAATGGAATAATTGGTGGATGTACGAGGATGATGTGTTTTAGAGAAAATCCATCTTATTGTACAAGTTTTGAAGGAATGGGGCATTAAAAATAATATATAATATATAATATATGTCTTGTGGTGTTATAAGAGAAGAAATAGATGAATTTTTATTTGATGATGACATTGCCGTTATGATAAAAAATTGTTATGGTAATTATGATTGGAATCAAGCAGATTATGAGGATAATTGTTGTTCGGGTGGTAAAATAAATAACAATGATATAGAAAAAGGTGAAGGATTTTGTCGTCCCACAGTTATGGGGGGATATTGTTACAATGATAAGATTGGTGATCAAAGGATATATTATAAATATAAAGAATCAAGGGACAATGATAAAATTAGAGAACCATATATGGTAAGATTAAATGATGTTAAAAGAGAAAAAACATATAATCCAGATGAAAATTTTATTTTAAGTGATGGTATAGAGGATACAAAAAAATTGCAAGAGGAATTTTATAATGAATTAATGATAAATAGAATATTATCAACAGAACCTTCAAATATAAGAAGAAATGTAGAAAGGGAAATATTAAAAGAGGAAGAACAAGCTGATGAAGACATAGAAAAAATTATAGATGAACTAAAAAAAGAAGAAAAAAAAGAGGAAGAATATGGACCATTAATAATAATATTATTGGTGACGATGGTTTTATTATTAGGAGGATTTTTAATATTTTATGTATTTAAAAATAAGAAAAATAAAAAAATGAGTAGTGATAGTGTTAAAGGAAGATTAAAATTAAAATCAAAATTGAAGAATAATGGTGAGAAAAAATAATAAGATTTTCACCTCTTTTAATTTAGCAATTGCATCCATTTTTGAGTTAATCTGATTTTATCACGCGATGGTTCTTCAATTATAGGACCATATTTTTTTTGTTCTTTTTTTTTCCAGGGATGAGTATTTTTATTATAATCTTCGGGTAAGTATCTCAATGATGAAAATAATTGTCTCGCCCCCCCACCCCATTCTGTTGTATAGTCCTTTTTAATTTCTTCATACTCACTTTTTGTCATTTCTCCATTATTTTTTTTAAAAAAATCGAATATTATTTCAATTAATTTATCTTCTTCTTTTTTTTTTTTTTTTAGTTTTTTAGTTTTTATTTCATCTTTATAATTATCAGAGTATTCATTAATAATGGGATGTTTTAACATTAAAAATTTATTATATTTTTGATTTAATTCTTCAATAAGAGGTATATTATTAATTTTTTCTTCTCTAGATAATTCAGCATATTTTTTTCTTAAAATAATTTTTTTATCATTATCTCTTTCTGAGAGTAGTTGTTTTAATATTTTTTTTTTATCATTATTAATTTTATATTTGATGATAGATAATTCTTTTATTATATTTTCTGTATCAGACATATTGTTGATTTGAGAATATAAATCTTTGATATTTTTAAGAATATTTTCTGATTCACTAATTAATTCTTTTTGTTCATTATATTGACCTTCAATATCTAGATATTTTTTTAGAGTTTCTAAATTATAAACAGATAAATCATTAATATCATTATTATAATAATTATCACCATCAATAATATTTCTTAATAAATTAGAATAAACATCGTAATGTTGATATTTGGGCAATTGAATAGAAAATTGCTCACCACAATCAGATGATCCTCCACCACAATTGAGAGATAATAGACCGTTAGATTGAGAAATATTTTTATCATTTTCGCATCCTTTGCATTTGCTTGATCTAGATGATTGTGATATTAATTGGATACGATTTTTATGAAATTCCAATAAAAGTTTAAAATATTTTTTTTCAAGATCTGAGTCTATAATTTGTATATCGATATCAGGATTCATATTATATTATAATGAATTATTTTTTAAATTTTCTTTAACATACAAATGAAAATTAATTAATTGATTTTGTTTTTCTAATTCAATTTTTTCTTTATTTTTGTATCTCTCATACATCATAATAATTAAAAATATTATTATTATTACTCCTATTAAATTAATATAGAATTGAAAATTTTTTTTATGATTAACTATAATTTTTTTGGGTGGAGGATTAATGATTGAATAATCAATTAATTTAGGTTTTATTTTATTTATTTTATTCATTTAAGAATATAAAATAAAATATATAAAAAAAAAAGATATTTAATTTAGATTATCAGAAATACGAAATAAATAATATGATGATATTCCGATTAATGAAGTAACTAACCAGAATGGATAAATAGTTTCATTTTTATTCAAACCGAAGCACTTAAATTCATTATTTTCATCAAACATTAGGGGATGTTTAATTGAGAATAATATATAGCAAGTAATTAAATAAATAAAAAGAGATTTTAATAAAATATTGTCTATATCGAACATATATAATATTATTTTATAATTTTTATTAGATAAAAATCCAATCATTTTCACTTGTTATTCTTTTATGAATATTGATTTCAGGATTATTGAGATCAATTAAATGCACATAAACTGTATTTCTATGATTTGAAATACCATAAATGTTGTAATCATCTAAAAATTTAGTAATACCATTATATTGATATTTAATATATTTAGAAGATGAATTATATTTTTTATTGTTATGAATTTTAAGATGGTTTGTTTTTTTATTTAAATTTATTATAAGGTTATTTAATGGTATTTTTTTGTTAGGGGATTCTTTAAGAATAATGACAATATTTTTATGAATAATATCTAACATTTCATTTTCTAAAATATTCCATTGAAATTTTTGAACCATTTATACTAATTCAAATATTTTATGTTTATAATTATTAAATATAAATCATAAAAATTTTATATATAAATATGATTCCTGCTATAGCAACGATTATTATCACAATCCTTTGTTTTGAAACTCTTAATATTAATTGTGATCCATTAGATACATTCGAAACTATGTATGGACCATAACAAACATAGAGAGAAAAAAACATAAAATTAAATTATAGAATTGATGGATCTTAAAAAAACAAATTTAAAGATTAAACTTAAATTTTTTATAAATGTCACTCTATGATATGTATTATTCTAGTAAAAATAAGAATTATATGTTTAAAATAATTGCAGATATTGTGGAGCAAGAAACGGGAAAAAATATAATAAATGATAATGATATAATACTTTTTTATAAAAATAGATATTCAATAATATTTGATAAATCAGAATCGGATAATTTATCAGATATAAATAAAGAATTAATAGATAATATAGGATCAGAAATAATATCAATTATAAAAAAAGAATATATAAATAATGATATAAAAATAATAAATAAAGAAAAAAAAGAAATAATAAATGATTTAAATTTATCATTAACAATAGATTCTTCAAAGAAAACAGATGATTCTTTAAATAGATTTAATTATAATTATGTATTGGATGAATCAATAAAAAATATATCAATAAAACGATTAGAGATACCAAAAGAAGATAATATATTATTTTCAAATCCAAATTTAATAATAAAAATAGATGAAAAAAAATTTTATTTAGAGATGATAACAAAAATAGAATTAGATAGAGTATTTTTAATATATAAACCAAAGAAAGATATAATAATACCGATTAATAATAAAAGTATAAATATAAAGATATTAAATTTTTTAGAAAATGAAAATCCAAATAAAAATAAAGATAGATATAAGGTTCATGTAATAAAAAAGATAAATTTTAAAAATATAGATTATTTAGGGTTTCAGATAGATAAATTTGAACATAAAGAATTTAATGTAGGTGATATTTGTGGTGTATATAATGATAAAGATGAATGTATATATACATCATCAATAAAAAAGATAAAAGATATATTTATATTTACAACTGATTTGGATATTGTAATAGGGGAAAATTATTATTGTCAAAATATATCATTGCAACATAGGATAGATATTAGTTATGATTAATTAATCTTCAATATATAATTTACCATTATAAATAATAATTGGTTTCATGAAAATGTGAGTATAATTTTCTTGAATAAAATTTTTATAAGGATAAATTTTAGTAATAGAATTATCATTAATGATAGAATCTTTTGCAATAAAAAAATAAGTATCATTAACATTATATTTTAATTTGTAACCTTCGAGATTATCTTGGATAGTTAATTTATCGAGACTGGGGAAGTCTTCTAAATCCAATTCTTCTTTTAAGGAATACATTTCTTGATAAACAGAAAATTTATCAGTTAAAGTTTCATTATATGGGTGATCTTTACTGACATATTTAAAAACTAAATTTTCTTTTTCATAAATTTCTGCTAATTTTTTACCATTATCTCTGATATATCTAATATCAATTTTTTCATCAATTTCTTTATCGTATTGATAGTATAGATAAATTTTTTGTTGATCTTCATCGAATCCGTAAATGACATAAATATTTGGTTTAATATGAAAGATATAATTAGCTTCTAATTGGTTGGTATCAATAAGTTCTAATAATTTGCATCCAATTCCAGGGAAATAAGAAATTTCGTTAATTAATCTGTCGGAGAATCTGATACATTTATCATTTAATTCAGGGTCATCTCTGGTATGTTGAATACAATCTAGTGAAGATTCTTTAATAACAGAATTAATTTCAAGTGACATATTATATTTTTTCTGCATTACATCAAAGAGATATAAATCGGTTGATTGACTATCATTATTGATAGTAATAATTGCATCAAATAAACTTTTAGTGTCATTATTAGAGGATTTAGACAATTCTTGTATTATATTTTTTTCATCACAATCAGGTAATGCCCAAGTATCATTATCTTTTAAATTTTTATAAATAGAATCATATGTAGTACCTTCAGGTAAAGAAGAAAGATATAAATATTGTTCAACATCTCTTTGATCTTCATCGAGATCTAAATGTGATTTCATGCGTATAGCTCTTCCAAATACTTGATCAACGCGGACATAATTCCAATATGGTTCGAGGATATGGACTTGACGGACGCATGTTAGTGATATACCTTCTGCACCTGCACTAGATATAATCATAATTTGGCAATATTCTCCAAATTTATTTATTTTTTCTTTATTATTTTTATCATTGAAATAATCTCTAGAGATTCTTCTTTCATCTTGTCCTTCAGAACCGGTGATAAATGTATATCTTAAACCTTTAGTTGTTTGAGGATTTTTTGTATCTAATTTTTCATAACCATTACTTTTAAGAACTAATTCGAATGCTTCAGAACCAGAATCAGATCTAAAATCACTATAAAATAATATTTTTCCGGTACTATTTCCTTCAGGGGAAATAAATTTTTTAATATTATTCATAATTTGATAAAATTTAGGAGATAAATATTGTAAATTGTTATCTAATTTAAGAGATTCATTAGATAAAATTTTTGAATATTCTTTTTGTTTTAAATCTTCTATTTCCTTTTTATTAGTTTCAGTTTTTTTCATTGATTTAAAATCATCATTTTCATAAACAATATTGCACACCTGTCTTGTTCTGGTATTATAATGCCATACATCTTCAGAATCATTAAATATACTTCTTCTTTTTCTTAAATCATCAAATTCTTTTTCTTTAGACCACATTTCGGAATATTTTTCAAATTGCATTTGACTCATGGGACATCTTACAAGATTAATACTTTTTGTAATAGGTGAATTTTTTAATATATCATCAATAATAAATGGTTTTTTTATTTGTGGCATATCGACAATAGATGATCTATCAATGGGATAATAAGATGTTAAACCCATTAACATTCTTTTTAATAAAATTCGTTTTTGATGGGGGATAATATCGCCATTTTCAAAGAAATATGAGACAAAATTATCAACATTTGTCATATCAATAAGATCATTATTATTTGTTTTATCTTCGCGAATATCAAATAATTTTTGTTCTTTATTAAATAATAGATCTATATCTTTATCAAAATATTTTGGATCACCTCTTTGTATTTTCTTTTTTTCTTTATCAGAAAGTGAATTTAACTGATCTAATGTTGGTGTAATAGATTCTTCATCAAATAATTCGTGCAAACCATAATAAATTTCATTGATAAAATCATTAAAATTTTTATCGTTTGTTTTAAGAGTATAAACAATATCTAATTCGTCATCTAATAAAGATTCAAATCCTTCTCTTTCTTGAATATATGAAATAATAATTTTACCAGAATTTTGTTCAACATGAAATAATTCAATTGAAGATTTATCTTTATAATAAATTTTATTTAATTTTTCAGTTATTTCATCAACATTTTTTTTTGTTTTTATTGATATTTGATAAATTTTTATTAATCCTTTAAGCATATTATATAAGATAGCAATTTCAGAGGGTTTATTAATGACTGGTGTACCAGATAAAAATATTAATTTTATATCTTTAGCATTGATGATCCAATTATAAAATAAAAGACCTTTTTTGTTTCCATTGGCAATTTGTCTTATAAAATTGTGCACTTCATCTATAATGACAACTTCTTTATAAAATGGTGAGTTAATATTATATTTTTTTTGATTTTCTTTTAATTTTGAATCAATTGTTTTAACAATTTTTTTATTTTTAGATTTAATATTTTGTTGATCTTCTAATAAAAAATCATTATAATCATCATCTTCACCTCCAAGAAATCCTTCTAAAGATGTTTTTTCAAAATTAGGAAAAGGATTATAATGAATAAAATTATATTTTAATTCAATCAAATAATTTATTTGTTGTAAAATAAATTCTTGATCTATATCATCATATTCATCTATTTTTTTCCCTTTTTTATCTGGTAAATAAATACCTTTTCTGTTTTTAATTTCTGATTCCATATCTTTAATTATATTTTTGATATCATCTTCAGATTTATCTGAATTTTTTTTTATAATTTCATTTTTAAGAGATTTTTTTACTTTAGAAATAATTTTAGAGATTGATAAATCACTTAAATTATAATTTTCTTTAATTTCTTTTTTGAGATCATCTTTAATATCTTCAATAGGATAAAATTTCCATAAATTATCTTTATTTAATTCATTTTTACCCCATTCTTGGACTTCTTTAATAAATTCCATTTCTAAAGATGCAGGTAATATAGTATTAATTTTCATTGTATTAGATAATCCTTCAGCTAATGATATAGCGGTGGCCGTTTTTCCGGTACCTAAACCATGATAAACTAATAATCCTCTATAAGGAGTATCGATTGCTAAATATTTTTGAACTAATAATTGATAAATTCTCAAGGGTGAATCTTTATGTAAATCTTTAACTTTTTTATATAAAAATTGATTCACCCATTTAACATATGCTTTTCTATGTTGACTAATTGTATAAAAATCAATATCTTTTTCTGATACTATTTCATCAGGTAATTCATCACCCGGTTCTTCATCAGATGATGAATTATCCAAACTATTTTTATGATAAACAGGTGATAGGGGTTCTGCTTCTTTATCTTTTTCTGCATCATAATCCGGAGCATATTTAGGGATTCCTTCTTCAGAAAGTTGTTTATCAACTTTTTGTATTAAATCATCTATTCCTTCATCATCAGGATCATCATCAGGATCATCATCAGGAGAACCGGGATTAAGACGTTGCACTCCCTCATCTGAAAGTTCTTTATCAGCTTTTTTTATTAAATCATCGATCCCTTCATCTCGAGGATCATCCCCTTCAAAAAAGGATGGTTTTTCTTTAGGAGTTTTAGGGGATTTTAAACCTTCATCACTGTCTTTTAAAGGATTACCTATATCATCTAATTCAATGACTGGTTTTTTGGGAGATTTTTTCTTAGGAGATTTTTTCTTAGGAGATTTTTTCTTAGGAGGAGCTACCAATGGATTTTCAAAAACAACATTACCTTCATCATCAGTTCTTTTTTTAAATTTATCTATTTTTTTATATTCTTTTAAATATTTATTTCTTAAACTAGAGATAAAATTAATAGCAGAATCTTTATCTTTAATTTTTTTTTCAATTTTAATTAATTCATCGAGATTTTCATCGACAAATGATTCAATTTTATCTTTTTTGAATTTAGATAGGTCATTAATTTTTAATTTTTTCTTAATAAATTTTAATAATTTATTATTTTTTATAATTTTATTCTCTAAATCTTCCATATATTTAATTTATATATTATTATTTATAATTTTTAATTTATATAATCTTATATTTATTCATTTCAATCATTATTTTTTTAGATAATATACTGTATAATTTGTCATCTTCTTTTAACCATTCATCTTTATCTTCATTTTTCATATATTTAAAATCCCATGATTTTTCATTTTTAATATGAATAAGTTCATAAATTAATTCTAAAACTTGATAAGATATACCTGTCATATGAAAAAATTTAAGACGATGATCAGGTTTAATAATATATTTTTCAGAATCTAAAATATATGAAAATTTTTGATAATGATTATTTTTTGTATTAAAATGTTCTCCTGCAATATTTTCCCAACGATCAAAGTGATAATTTAAAATTTCTCTGTTTTCAGAATTTTTTTTTATATTGATTATTTTTTTGCATAGTGATATTTCACTGATAAATTTTTTAAGATATAATAAGGTATATTCATCAGATTTTAATGGTTTATGATAAATGTCCATATTTATTTAATAATAAATATATTTGATGTTTTATTTTATTTATATCATCATCAGAGTTTATTTCTAAATGTATTTTAGAACATTTAAGATCTTCACTTTTTTCAGAAATATGATCTAAATTATTGAAATGATCTTGATAATTATTAGGATATAATCTAATAATTCTTTCTCTTTGGATAGTTGGATTAATTTTTAATTTAATAAAGATAAAACCATGTTTTAAACATGCATCATATTCATTTTGATATCTTACATCATCAATAATACAAAATTTTTTATATTTAGCTTGATTTAATACATAATTAACCCATACATCCGGATCAATTTCTCTCATTTTAGTACCAATAGATGTTAATAATGTTCTATCTTTTTCTTTCATTTGGAAAAGATCTGAAGCTACATCTTTAACTTTTTGACCAAATGAAAATATCTCATATCGTGAATCCATTTGTCTAATTAAATTTGCTGAAGTAGTTTTTCCGGAGCACATTTTTCCAATAATTGCGATTTTCATTAATAATATATTATTAGTTAATTTTCTATATTTTTTAAATAATAATTACTTAAAAAATTTGATATACTATTATGTATAACATTAATTCAATAAAGATGAGAGTTCAAAAAAGAAATGGATCATATGAAGAGGTTTCCTTTGATAAAATTTTAAAAAGAATTAAATCATTATGTTCAAATAATAATTTTAATAATCAATTGAATGTTGATGAAACAATTGTAGCTCAAAAGGTTGTCAATGAAATTTATGATGGTGTTAAAACAACAGAATTAGATGAATTATCATCACAAATAGCAATTTCAATGTATTCAAAACATCCAGATTTTAAGGTATTAGCTGGTAGAATTGTTGTTTCAAATCATCATAAAAATACTTTAGATACATTTTCTGAAAAAATAGAATTATTACATAATTATAAAAATAATGGTAATGATAAACCATTAATTGCAGATTATTTTTATAATTATGTTAATCAACATAAAGATTTAATAGATTCAACAATTGATTATATGAAAGATTATAATTATGATTTCTTTGGTCATAAAACATTAGAAAAAACTTATCTTTATAGAATTGATAAAAAAATTATAGAAAGACCTCAAGATTTATTGATGAGAGTATCATTATCTATTCATAGAAATGATATTGAAGAAGCATTAAAAAATTATAAATTAATGTCAGAACATTATTTTACTCATGCAACACCTACTCTTTATAATGCTGGATCTAATAGAGAACAATTTGCAAGTTGTTTTCTATTAACAATGCAAGAAGATTCAATTAAAGGTATTTATAAAACATTATCAGATTGTGCACAAATATCTAAGCATGCGGGGGGGATAGGTTTATCGATTCATAATATAAGGGCATCAGATTCATATATTGCAGGGACAAATGGTTATTCCAATGGTTTAGTTCCAATGCTTCGAGTATTTAATGATACAGCAAGATATGTTGATCAAGGTGGTGGTAAAAGGAATGGATCATTTGCGATGTATATTGAGCCTTGGCATGCAGATATTTTAGAATTTTTAGAATTAAAAAAGAATCATGGTAATGAATTAGAAAGAGCAAGAGATCTATTTTATGCATTATGGATTCCTGATTTATTTATGGAAAAGGTAAAGGAAAATGAAAAATGGTGTTTATTTTGTCCAAATGAGTGTCCTGGGTTAAATAAAGTTCATTCAGATGAATTTAATAAGTTATATAAAAAATATGAATCTGAAAATAAATTCAGAAAAAAGGTAGATGCAAGAGAAATATGGAATGCTATCTTAACTTCACAAATAGAAACGGGGACACCATATCTATTATATAAAGATAAATGTAATCAAAAATCAAATCAGAAAAATTTGGGAACAATTCAATCATCAAATTTATGTACAGAAATTATTCAATATACATCACCAGAAGAAACATCCGTATGTAATTTAGCTTCAATTGCATTACCAAAATTTGTAAAACATAAAGATACAACAAATATGGAATTTTTAGTTTATTCAAAACCAGAATGTGTATATTGTGAATTAGCAAAAGGTTTATTGAAAAAATATAATATTAAATATGAAGTAAAAAAATTTACAGAATTAACTAATTTATCAGGACAATATCCAACAGGAGTGAAATTCCCACAAATATATATTAAAAAATTACATAATAACGAACATATCGGAGGATATACCGAATTAAATGAATATTTGCAACCCACATATGATTATGAATCATTAAAACAAATTGCAAAACAATTGACAAAGAATTTAAACAAGATTATTGATTATAATTATTATCCTGTCCCTGAAACTAAAAATTCTAATTTAAAACACAGGCCAATTGGTATTGGAGTTCAGGGATTAGCGAATGTATTTTTAGAATATGGTATATCTTTTGATTCTGATTTAGCTAAACAATTAAATGAAAATATTTTTGAAACGATATATTTCGGTGCAATGGAAACATCGATGGAATTAGCTAAAGAAAGAGAAGAATATATGATAAAATACAAAAAATATATAAATCAATTCGATGATAATTTAGATGATTTTGTATCTTCAGATGAAATAAATATAATTAAACAAAAATTAGGCATTATTTTATCAGGAGAACATGAAAGAAATGAATATTTAGGTTCATATAGTTCTTTTATAGGATCACCTCTACAAGGAGGTAAATTCCAATTTGATTTATGGTCATATAATAACACAGATGTTAGACATAATTGGTCAGGTTTGATGGAAGATATTCAAAAATATGGTGTAAGAAATAGTTTATTACTTGCACCAATGCCTACGGCATCCACTGCACAAATATTAGGAAATTTTGAATGTTTTGAGCCTATTCTTTCAAATATTTATGTTAGGAGAGTTTTATCAGGTGAATACACTGTTATTAATGAATATTTAGTAAATGATTTAATATCATTAGGATTATGGTCAACTGATATGAAAGATAAAATAATTGTGAATGATGGATCGATTCAGATGATAGATAATATTCCTAATATTATTAAACAAAAATATAAAACTGTATGGGAAATAAAACAAAAAGATATAATTAATATGTCTAGAGATAGAGGTAAATATATATGTCAATCACAAAGTTTAAATTTATTCTTAGAGAGTCCTAATATATCTAAATTAACTAGTATGCATTTCTATGCGTGGTCTCAAGGATTAAAAACTGGTTTATATTATTTAAGATCAAGACCATCATCTAAAGCAATTCAATTTACTGTTAATCCAGATGTATGTGAAAATTGTGCCGGATAGATTATTTATTATTTATAAATTATATCCTTCATAAGATCCTGTTACTTTAGATTCAAGAGCAGATTCTTCAACAACTCTTGTATTGATTCCAATACCATTTTGAAGGTTACCTTTATATTTTTTATTAAAATTATCAATTTCTTCTTCTTGTTTATTGACTTTTAATTGTATAGAATCCATTTGATTGCTCGTTGATTCTATATAAAATAAAGAACACATCATGGAAACAAACATTAGTGCCATTACAATGAATGGGAATAATGCAATAAACCATGCCACATTTTTACCTAATTTATAATTGCATAATTTATCTAAAATATAAACAACACAAACAATAATTATTATATTTAGTATAAAACCCATCATTGTATATGTTTGAAGACCATTTACTTTAGAATTAACTTTAAGCATCATAAAAAAATAAATAACTAATCCGATACCATTTAATATTAAATATAATAGAGCTGGTTGACATAATTTTTCAATTGTTTTTGGGACAGTAATACCTAATAATTTCATTTATATATATATATATATATGGAAAATAAAAATACTAGAAAAAAGAATACTAAGAGAAGAAATAAAACAATTATTACTTAAGAATGATGCAAAAATATCTGAATAACAAGGATCAAATTGATAATTAAAAATATATATATATGTTTTTTAAAAATGATACCCATAATTTATTATTATTAATTGCTGTAGTATTAATAGTACTGTGTAATTGTAATAATATTGCTGGCTTTGAAACTACAGATGAAGGTAAGAGAGAAGAATTGAGTCAATATTTTAATTCTATTCGCAGTAAACAGGGAGAATTATCTAGAGAAATAAATAATTTAGTAACTGATAACTATTTTTAGATAGAGATGATCTAGATCAAGTTAAAAGAAAAGAAACTATATTTGATTTTTTTGATGGGGGGAAATAGATCGGCATCTAGAGCATCTAGAGTATCTAGAGCAGCATCTAGATCAGCAACATCTAGAGAAGCAGAATCTAGAGCAGCGGCATCTATAAGAAGTGATACGGTAATAAATAGAGGAGGTGTTCCTGGATTTTTTGAAAATATTTTTAGTTTTCATTATTTGGTGATTAATTCATTCATTTGATTTAAGAGATCTAATTTATCTTGACTTTTTTCTCCTTCATATCCTTGAAATTTTTTATCAGGTTTAGGTGGTGCAAAATATTCTTTTTGTTCTTTTTTCTTTTTAGTTTTAAACATCATATTAATATTGCATTGTGTTTGTATAAAAATATTTTTATCTTTTCTAATTCCAATTTTAAAATTAAGAGGCAAAGTAAGATAACCAATACTGTGATAAATCAATGGTAAACGATTATTTCTTTTACCACTTGTAAAATCATATTTAAATAATAAAAAAAGATATTGTATTTGTTCTTGTATATTATTTTCTCTTAAAGAAGATTCTTCTAATATAACGGACCATACTAACCAAATAATATCTTTACAATATTTTTTATGAATATTTTTAATATTTCTTTCTTCTATTTCAAATTTTTTTTTATCTTTTTTATTTTTTTGTTCCCATTTCATCAACCATAGGACCCAATAAACACATCTTTCATAACCACCCAAATTATTTTTGAGATTAAAAAATATTTCATTCATAATAATACGGAGTTCATCGGGGTCAGTAAATTTTATGATATGACTCGGTAATAGATTCATGGTAGCATTTAATTTGTCTTTTATTTCGGTAAATTGAAAATCTTTAATTTCATCAATTTTGGGGTATTTGTCGTATCTTTTAGTTTTGGGGGATGTGGTTAAAGTGACAACAATATCAATTAAATTATTTCGAATATGTTCAGAATTCCTCAAATGAATATATTTATCTTTTTCTTTTTTACCAATATGATCAATTGAATTATAAAATGTTTGATATCTTTTCCATAAAAATTTAGGTAAATTAGGTGAATTTATATGAATAATTTTAGAATTAAATTGAATTAATTTTTCTAAAATTTCAATTGTATAACCAGAAATAATACATTCTGTTAACCAATAACATGCATCTTCTATTTTACCCGATTCTATAGATTTAAATAAAGTATTAATGACATCTCTCTTTTTAAAATCAGAAAATGTTTTATTTTTAAACTCAGATAAAGGTCTTGCATCTTCAATTATATATTCGTGATTCATTATATAATAAAAATATCAATAAAATAAAATTATAACTTAAAATATATGTTAGTTTGTTTGATTGGTTTTACATTATTTTTTGCATCAATTTATATGTCATATTTAAAGAATGATAATGAAATATTTAATAATTTTAATAAATTGTTAAATGAAAAACAAAAATCAATATATCAGAAAATAATTAGAGAAAGAATGAGTATTTATATTTCGGGATCTGTGTTAGGTTTAGTGACAGGTATATTTTATTTGTATCGATACAAAAATGATAATTATAAAATATGTAAATTTTTAACAATTATTTATGTGATACAATTGGGATTTTATAAAATATATCCTAAAAGTCCTTTATTTTTATATTCTCTAACAAATAAATCACAAACGGATGCTTGGGCTGATATTTATACAGAAATGAAAAACAGGTGGATTCAATCTATATTTATAGGATTTATAGGTTATATTTTAATAGGTAATTATCTTTGTGAAAAATGTAAATAATTACATACTATCTAAATATTTAATATAACTATCATCTAAAACATTCATTTTTTTAAAATTTGGTTTATAATTTTTAAATTCTTTAGTTGAATAATAATTATATTTATTACATTTAATTAGATATTTATTATCATTTTTATATATAACTAAATCGTTAGTTATAAAATCTCTAGTTTCAAATTGTTTATGATAAAATTCTAAAGTTGATCTTTTTTTTAATTTCAATATATTTCTTAATATATTAGAAGAATTCATTAATATTAATATATATCTTTTTAAATTATTTATAATTATTTATATATAAATAATTATTATGAGTAATATATATAATAATTTAATAAATCATTTAATGGAAGAAATTGATATAGTTGAACAACAAATAAACAACGGTGATAATATTATTAATCAATTATTTCAAAATCAGAGGGTAAGAAATAAATGCACCGATAAAAATTTCATAAATAACTTAAAAGAAATAAATATAGATGATAATTTTATAAAAAAAGAAATATCATGTTCAATATGTATGGATACATTCAATTTAAATGAAAAATGTATAGAATTACCATGTGATAATAAACCTCATTATTTTCATATTGGTGATAATAAAGAAAAATGTGAAGGAATTTTACCTTGGTTAAAAAATAATAATAATTGTCCAATATGTCGTACAGAGTTTCCTTTAGAAAATAATGATGAAAATTTAGATGAAAATAATGATGAAAATTTAGATGAAAATTTAGAAGATATAGATGATATAGTAAATAATATACTGAATATTATAAATCAAAATGTACCGAATAATCATAATATTATTATCCCTCAAATAATAAGACTACCGATAATCCGAGAACAAGAAATCATAGATAATGATGAAAGAAGAATGCAGATGGCTATAGAAATGTCTTTACAAAATAGATAAGTTTATTTAATTATTAATAAATAGATTATATAATAATGAATATAGAAAATATAAGTTCTGCACCTGATTATATTCATAAATTTATAAATAATAATATGAAAAAATTAGATGAAATATATGAAGAAGGAATGAATTGTAATGATTTTGGTATTTTATTATTTCAATGTTCAGAAAAAGAAAATAAAATGGATGTTCAATTTTTCAACAATGATATGATGTTAGAATTATTAGAAAAAGATTCATGTGAAAATTTTAAAAATACAATTAATGATTCAAAAAAAAGATTATTTATGGTTAAAGATATAGATATAAATAGTATATTTTTGATATATATTTAAGAAATAATACAATTATTTATTTGAATATTTTTTTTAGGTTTTGAATAACTTCCTATATTATTTTTTCTTAATATTGGTGGTTCTTTAATATGATAATTAGTTAAAATATTATCATTTTTAATTTCCAGTTTCAAATTATTCCATGGATGATCTTGAGATAACATTATACTTTATTTTTTTTAAAAATTTGATAAATTTTACAATCAAATTTTTTAAAAACATCATAATGAAACAAAATATAGTAAAATTAACAGAAAGAATAGATGATGTATATGTCTTGTATTTGTTGAATAATAAAGATATAAACAAAACACTAAATTATACAAAAATAAAATCACCGACATTAAAAAAATATATTCGCATAAAAGAAGAACTGCCTATAGAATTATATTCTTTATTAGATTCAAAAAATAAAAATAAATTAACATTGGGGATGGCTTTACATATATGTGATAATATATTAAATCCGGAACATAAAAATGATTTAACATTAGAATTGTGTGATATAGATAAAAAATTAAGAAAAGAAAAAATCATAGAATTAACAACTTGTGGTATCTGCTGTGATGTAAATATTCATTTTGAAAAACTACCTTGTTGTAATCATTATATATGTGAATCATGTTTAATGCAGACAATTGAATCAAAAATAAATGATTTAGCATTTACAGGGATAAAATGCCCATTTTGTAATGTATATTTTTCTATCTATTATATCACATATCTGTTAAAAACTAGATATGTGATACAAAATACAGAACCATGGAGAGATACTGGTAAATATTTCAGAAATATGAAATATCCTTGTAAAACTTATCCAAGAAATATGTGGTATAAATTTATGGGGATTATGGCATCAATCGAAAATAAACAAGAGTATATTATTCCAGATCATGAAACAGATATGAAACCTTTATTTGGTGATGAATTATATTTTGGTCCATGTTCCGTTTGTACGCCGTTTATTTTAAAACATCGCGATCAAGAGAGATATTTTAAAAGATTAAGAGTTGGTGCAGTTGAAAAAAGATGTGTTGATGATGAAAATAGACTGGTTGTATTTCAACCAGATATGTTTAAATGTGAAGTATGTAAAAGTTTAGATGAAGATTATGAAAATGGTGAATTTAAAAAATGTCCTCATTGTGGTATAAAAACATTAAAACCGAGCGGTTGTAATTATATCTATTGTGGTGATCATAGATGGTGTTGGATTTGCAATGAGAGAATTGAAAATAATAATAATGGTCATAATCATCATTATTATACTGGTAGAGGTACTAGTCCATATTCTGATAGATGTAGAGAATCTATTAATTATGATGCTCCTAAATTTGTAATACGGAATTATTGTGATTGTTCAGCTTGTTCACCCCATGATGGTGCACCAATATGTCGTAATATGGATTGTCAAAATCGTACTAATTTAGATGAATTTGATAAATTTAATAAATATTGTGAAGATTGTAAAAATAATATAGTTTAAAGATTCTTCATAATCGATGACCTTTTCTCAACCAAACATCTAAATTATTATTAAAATATTCTTGTATTGTTTCTAAATTATCTTCTTTTTGCGTATTTTTTAAATACATCGTTAAATAAATTTTTAAATATCCTAATTCATGCAAGATATCTTTATATTTATGTAATTGATTCATTTTATATTTTTTATTCTATTTTTTTAGAATAAATTAATTAAATTTAACTTAAAATTTTAAATATAATCACAAATTTCTGCATGATATTTTTCACCATTATCAATCAATTGAAAAGGTTTTCCACAACCATAAATTAATTTTTCATTAAATAATCGATCACATTCATTTTTATTTAAATGAGGATCAATTTGTTTATTATTATTTTTATAGACGCCATGTCTAAATATTTTACAATTAAAATCTTTTGTATTGATGATTATTATGGATTTACAATGGGGACATTCAATAAATATATCAGTCATGTTTATTATATTTAACTATAAAAATTTTTATTTTCATCTTTAATTATTTCAAAATTTTTAGGATCATTTTTCTCAACAATTGAAATAAATTTATCTTTAATTTCAAGGATATCTTCACAATCTCTGTTATAAAATAAAAACTCTTGTAACATAGCCATTGTAAATTCTTTATGATTAATAGATTTATAAAAATCATTAAATGAATCTTTTTGATCGGGTAACATTCTTTCAAAAATTTCTTTTGTTTGATGTTTATCGGCATAACCTAATTCTATTTTATTATCAATTCTACAAGATCTCAACATTGCATAATCTAAAATTTCAGGTTTATTGGCAGTTAAGAATAACATAGTTCCTTCAATGCAAGTAAACCCATCCAAACAATTTAAGAAAGCTTGTAATGTGATACCATTATCTTTGTCACCTTGTTTTCTATCATCAAATAAAGTATCAATATCTTCAATGACAATAATCCTTTGTTTATCCTCCGTTTCATTAATGTGAGTAAATGCCCCAACTAAATCATGATCTAACATATCCTTTGAAATTGGTAAAATATAAATATCGCAATCTAATACAGATGCAATACCTTTAATTGTAGATGTTTTACCTGAACCAGGTGGACCATAAATCATATTAACACTTTTGTACGGTATACCAAATGATAAATAAGTATCTCTCATATCTTTTGAAAAAAAATCTTCTACATAACTTACTAAATTATCACGAACACCTTCTTTAAGATAAAGAGTATCAATTGGTCTTTTAGGAGCTTTTGCTAAAAGAATCCAATAATCTTTTTTATAATAATAAACACACATGGTTTCATTGGAAGCTTTTTTACATTTTTCATATTCATTTTTCATGTATTCTCTAGATTCATCAACAAAATCAATTAAAGATTGTTTATTATCAGAGGATAATTCCATTCTTTGTGTAAATTTTTCTTCATTTGAACAATGTTCACTTTCCATTAATTTAATTATATCACCATTGTGATCTTTCATCGCAGAAATATCAATATTAATTACAGATCCTTTATATTCGATAGTGAAATTACAATCAATGGGAAATAATACTTTCATAGAGGTGGGTTTTTCCTTCCTTCGATAACGATATTCATTAAATGTATAAATATTTTCTTCTTGATAAGTAAAATGTTTAATTTTATTTTCATAGTGAATATAAATATATTGACCTAAATCTGAATAAAATTTTTGATTACTTACAAAGGACAATTTATGATTATATTTTGAATTTTTTTTATAAAAATAAAGATAAGAAGATATACCAACGCCTGCGAATAAAAATGAGTTGATAATATTTTTAGATAAATTCATGTTCATTATAATATAATATAATTATTATCATGTTTTTAAATAAAAATTTGATTTAAAACTAAATATATAGTATAAAATATAATATGGATATTATTGATAAGATTAATAAATCGAGATATAATTTAAAAAAATATTTAGAAAAAGAATGGGATATATCGGTGATAGAAGATTATTCAAATAAAGAAATTGAAGAAATTTATAATAATAAAGTTTTAAAAAAGCAAAATTTAATTACATTTGGGCAAGCATCTAGTTTAAATATAACATTACAGCATCGTAATATATCAAGTCATAATTTACATGTAATTTATTATAATTTCCCTGAATTAAATTCAAATCAAGTGAAAGTAACAAAAACATGTGCAGATAAAATACATAATTTATATGAAAATGAAATAATTAAAAAAGATGATAGTGTTATTTTAATTATTTTAGAAAAAGTAAGTGAAAATTTAAGAAAATCAATTGAAGATTTATATAATAATGGTCAAGAAATATTAATAAATGAAGATTTATCTTCGGATATTATTAGAGATAATGATGCATTAAATGAAAATGAAAGATTATCAAAAGAACATTTTAGGAATATTCATATATTTCATTTAAATCATTTATCAATCGATATAACACAACATGTAAATGTACCAAGACATGTATGTATTCGTGGTTCAATTGATAAACAAAATATTTTAGAAAAATGTAATACAAATGAAAATCAATTGCCAATAATTTTAAGAACAGATCCTCAAGCAAAAATTCATCGTTTAGCTCCTGGAGATATATGTAAAATTACAAGAAATACAACAACGGGAGGTGAAAATATATATTATCGTATATGTAAATAATTTATAAAACACTATTTTCAATTATTTCGTCATAAACATTCCTTGGTAATATCCTAATATCAACCCCTTTTTCACAATTTGGTTTAATTTCTTGTGAATATCCGATCACAATAAATGAAAAACCTAAAAAAAACAACAACATTGATAAATTTATTTTCATATTTTTTATATATATATTTTATCAATTAAAAAATATATTCATTTAATTCTGTAGAATCATAACGAATATTTACTCTTGGTAATAACATTTCAATTTCTGAATATCCCATTGGTGCTTTTTCGGTTTCATTATGTCTAAATATTTTTCTATCAAATTCTTTAGACATTGTTTGATCTATATCTATTTCTTCATCGGGTCTTAAAGAACCATCAATATTTATCCCTGCATCAGGATAATAAACAATATTACATTTTTTATCAATCTTATTATTTCTCATAACATATCCATAAAGAAATATAGTCCATACAATTAATAAAATAAATCCAAATATTTCATTAAACATTATTTATTTTATATTATTTTATTTTTCTGATTCTTCTCTTTTAATTCTTTGAGTCCACGGATCATCTCCATCTAAAGATTTTTTAATATCTTCAGATACCTCAGACCCTTTTTCAGAAATAGGATCTTCATCAGCAGGTTCAGGTTCCATATCATCAACAGGTTCAGGTTCAGGTTCCATATCATCCGGTGCAGGTTCTGGTTCCATATCATCGACAGGTTCAGGTTCAGGCTCAGGCTCAGGTTCAGGCTCAGGCTCAGGCTCCATATCAATAGGATACTCCTCTGAAACATCTTTAAGTTTCCCCATTGCTTTCTTCTCTTCTTCAGCTTTACGATTTTCTTCATGTGCAGCTTTTATTTTTTCTCTCTTTTGTTCCTCATAAAACATATCACGATTCACATTATTTTCTTGATATTTTTCCATCATATCATTTAATTGAGTATTTTGGAAATGTTCATTTTCGACTTTGTCTGCATTTGGTTCCCATGGCAACCAATACCCTACTTGCCCGATAAATACATGAAAAGAACTATCTCTTGTAGATAATTTTTTAGCTCTATCTTCAGCAGCACCTCTTGTATCAAAAACACCTCTAATTTTAATACCTCTCAAACTTGTTTGAAAATTATTTTGTTCATCAAAATCTCTTTGTAATTTATCTTCATATTTGTATGTAAAATCTTGATATTTACTATAAACATCATCAAAATTTAATTTTTGATCTCTGCAATATGATTGTAAAAATTTAGTACATTTAAATGCTTCTTTATTTTTAATTAAAGATTCTGGTGATAAAAATGACATACATACATAATTTTGACCTGGGATACCCTCATCTACCTCAAGATAATCAATTTTTTCGGGTTTTTCTGAACTCATAAATATATAATTATATTATATATAAGTTTTTTTTAAATAATTTTCAAACTAATAATATAATGATAAATATCAATAAAAATAATTTGATAAAATATTTTATAATGTTTATAGTTGTTACTGTGTCAACAAGAGTTATACCTACATGTGGTGTTCTCCAACAACACGCAATTTATGTTGGATTAATAGGGGCATCAACGTTTGCTTTAATAGATACATGTTATCCGAATTATGTAGTAGTTGATGGAAATGGTGGAAATGAAAAAAAATAGTGGAAAGCATAATCATTAAATTCTAAATACTTGGAATATATTGCCATTGTAAATCTTTACAAATATCTTTCCATATTTTATCTTGTTGTTGTAATTTTTCACGGCTTTTTAATAATGTAAAATAAGGTAATAAATGATCATATTCTAATAATTCACAAAATTTATGTAAAACATATGAATAAGATAAAAAATTTTTACGAGTTGGTGGGCAATTTTTCATAAATGGTATTTGTATTTCTTTGAATAATGATCTTAACATTTCTTCTGAAGATCTATCTAATGTGGGTGCTTTTATACCTGATAGAACATTTATAAGATGTGGTATATGCTCATAATATTTATTATATTTTAATTTTTTTAAGATATTTCTAATTTGATTATAATTAATATTATTAATATCGCGATCAATATTTTTTTTTAATTCATTAAAAATATCTTCATAAATTGTAGCAGGTAATTCCGTTGTTTCTTTGGCTTGAAATTGTGCTAACCATTCATTAAAATGATTAATTCTTTTATAAGCAAAATAATTTGCTTCTCTTGGAGGATCATTATACGATCCCTTTTCAGATATAATCATAATTTTTTCAGTATATCCACACTGATTACAAAATAATTCACTACCATTACTATTATATAATAATATTTCATTACATTCTTTACATTTGTCATTTAAATCATTTTTATATTTATTACTGATAAAATTATCATCTATATTACACATATAATCATTAATTATATTAATACTATCATCATTAGCATTAACATCATTGTCCTTTATATCATCATTATTTTCCCTTATATCATTTTTATTATGATTTGATGATTTAAAATAATTTAGAATACTATTATCATTTACATTATTTTTACATTTATTTTCACCACAATAATATTCATCTAATAAAACACCATTTTCCAAATAATAATCTATCTTTTTTTCTTCAGAAATATTTCCAATAATTTTATGATGTATATCATCAATCATCTCTCTTTTATCTGTATGACATTTTTTTAATGGTTTATCCTTGAAAGCGGATAAAGATGACATATTTAATTTATAATTAATATTTAAAAGTTAATTTTAAATATATTATTTAAACAGTTGAAATTATAATTATAATAATGAACGATTTTAATAAAACAGAAAAATATTGCAATAATTGTGGATTAAAAGGACATTTATATAAAGAATGTTTGAATCCTGTTATGAGTTTTGGGCATATTATTTTTAATAAAGATAATAATAAGATATTAATGATTCAAAGGAAAGATTCATTGTGTTATATTGAATTTTTAAGAGGAAAATATGATATTTATAATATTAAATATATTCAAATATTAATTGATAAATTTTCAATAAAAGAAAAAGATTATATAAAAGATTATAGTTTTGATAATTTATGGAAAAAATTATGGTTTATAGATGATATAGATCAAAACTATAAAAATAAAAATGATTATATTAAAGGTAAAGAAAAATTTAATAAATTAAAAAATGGTTTTTTTTATAATAAATTTAAAATATTTATAAATTTTGATTATTTTATACATAAATCGAAAACAAATTATTTAGATAGTGAATGGGAATTTCCCAAAGGTAGAAGAAATAAAAAAGAATCAAATGTTGAATGTGCAAAAAGAGAATTTAATGAAGAAACAAATTACAATAAAAATGATTATCAATTAATTGATAATATAATTCCTTTTGAAGAAGAATATATCAGTGAAAATAAAATTAAATATAAACACATTTATTACATTGGTTTTTTAATAAACAAAAATAAAGAAGTTGAAATAGATTTTTCAAATGCAAATCAATATAAAGAAGTTAAAGATATTAAATGGTTAAATAAAGAAGAATCATTAGATAAAATAAGACATTATCATCATACAAGGAGAAAAATTATCGATCAAATATATAATTTCATTGATAATATAGATTGTAAATATATTATTAATTAATATATAAGATTAATATAATGATTAAATATTATTTCGAGGAAAATTATCAATTAACAAATAATAAAATATTATTATCTCAAGATTATTTTAATAAATTAAATTTATCATTCAATGAATATTATAATATATATGATAATATTGAAATAAGTAAAACAATTGAAGATTTAAGGGAATATTATGATTTATTTAATGATATTGATGATATTGACTTTATTAAAGAATGTTTAAAAGAAGGATTGAAAAGATTAATTGAAATAAAATCCCATGATGATATAACCGAACAAAAAATAAATGATTATAAAGAAGAATTTAATTATTATCCTGATTTTAAAGAAAAAAATTTTATAAAAAAAATATCACATAAAAAAGAATTTGGTATGAATACTTTAGTTAATGAAATGTTAACAATTGAAGATAAATGTAATATTGATTTTTTTGAATTAGCTCCTCATCAAATATTTTTAAAAAATTTATTATCAAAAAATACTCCTTATAATGGGATATTGATATTTCATGGTGTTGGTGTAGGAAAAACATGTTCGGGTGTATCTATTGCAGAAAATTTTAAAGATATTTACGGAAATAAAGGAAAAAGAATTATTATTTTATCATCAAAAAATATTCAAATCGGATGGAAAAAAACTATTCATAATCATAAAAAAAATATGAATCAATGTACAGGAGATACATACTTAAATAATGAAAAAGATGAAGTAAAATCAGAAAATATGACAAATAAAAAAATTAAAAAATATTATGAAATGTATGGTTATGCTGCATTTGCGAATAAAATAAAAAAATTATTAGATAATTCAACTAAACATATTCCTAAAGCAAATAAAAAAGAAATATTTTTAGAAGAAATTAATATAATTAAAAATAATTTTTCTGATCGTGTTTTAATTATAGATGAAGCACATAATATCCGAGGGGATGGAAATCAAGATGAGGCCCGTGATACAATAAAATATATTTCAAAAGTTATTGAATATTCAACTAATTTAAAATTAGTTTTATTGACAGCTAATCCTATGTTTAATGTATCTACAGAAATAATTTGGATATTAAATATGTTATTATTAAATGATAATCGAACACCAATTACAGGGGATTTATTTGATAATGATGGAAATTTAACACCCGATGGTATCCAAATTATTAAAAATAAATCAAAAGGATATATATCTTATTTAAGAGGTGAAAATCCTATATCATTTCCAATACGATTATATCCTGACCATAATCCTGAAAATATTATGAATAAAGATAATTCACCAAATATTAATTTATTTTTAAATGAAATAGATCCATCTGAAAGACTATCATTTTTAGAATTATATAGTTCTAATTTAAATGGTATACAAAGAGAAAAATATCAAACTGAATTTTCAAAATTTAAAGGATTGAAAAACTTGCAAATTCAGCAAGAAAATAAATTATTACAAATGTCAAATATTGTATTTCCATCAGGGAATTATGGGGATGAGGGATTATTAGATTGTTTTAATTATAAAATGAAAGGATCTTCACCCGAATATGAATATATTGATGATAATGAATTTTTAGATTATAATTCAATCGGTGATTATAGTTGTAAAATAAAATCAATATTAGAAATAATTTCAAAAAGTGAAGGAATTATATTTATATATACAAATTGGATAAAATCCGGTATAATACCGTTAGTTTTAGCATTGGAACAAAATGGTTATTTAAAATATAATGATTCTGAAATTTTAAAATGTAATAATAAAAGAGAACCAGTATCATATTCTCCCAACTCAAATGATGAATTTAAACCAGCTAAATATATGGTAATAGCAGGTGGTCAGGAAAATTTAACAAATAATTTAAAAAAAGAATTAGAAATATTAACTTCTCCGGAAAATAAAAATGGTGAATTAATAAAAGTTGTTATTGGATCAAAAGTTGCTAGTGAAGGTTTGGATTTTAAATGTATAAGATCAATACATATATTAGAACCATGGCATAATATTAATAAATTAGAACAAGTTATAGGAAGAGGTATCCGTAATTGTTCTCATACATTATTAGATTCTCAAGAAAGAAATGTTACTATCTATCTACATAATTCATTTTTTACAAAAGAAATAGAAACAATCGATACTTATTTATATCGTTATTCAGAAAAAAAAGCTAAACAAATCGGAGTTATTGAAAATATTTTAAAAAAAAATGCAATTGATAAATATTTATTTCAAAATGTGAATTTTTTATCAAAGGATAATGTTGAATCTTTTTATCTTAAACCATCACATATAAATTCAGTTGATTTTTTATATACACCAGATGATAAACCATATTCAAGAGTATGTTCATTTCAAAATGTATGTGATTATTTGGGCGATGATCGTTATGATATAAATGAAGAATATTTTAATAATGATACATTTCAAATTAAATATTCACAAGGATTAATTGATATATATAAAAAAAGAATATCTTTATTATTTAATAATATATTATCTTATTCATTCTCAGAAATTATTGATTCTATTTCTGAATATAAAAATATTGATATAAAAATATTATCACATTCATTAAATCAAATGATAGTTAATAAAGATATGATTACAAATAATTCCAATAATGGTTATTTAATTTATAATAATGATATATTTATATTTCAGCCATATTTTAGTTCTGATAAATTATTACCTAATTATTACAGAATACATAAAGGGAATAATCGTTACAATTATTTTTCAATATTAACAAATGAAGAAAGAAAAAAAGAAATGAAAAATGAAAAAATATCTTATGATTTATCAGATTCAGGTCCTATTCAAAAAATATTTAATTTTATTATCAATATTAAAAAAAATAAAAATGAAAAAGAAATATTTAAATATTTATCTTTTGATAAATTTTATGAATATCAATATTATGTAGATCGTTTATCATTTGAAGAAAAAAAAATATTATTATATTCTATTTTATATTCAATATGTGAAAAAAAATTTATTAATGAAGAATTTCAAAATTATTTAATAAGAATATTTCAACCAAATTTTATTTATTTTAATGAAGATGATGAATCTTTTGAATATTACAATCAAATAAATGAAGATAATCAAAAAAAATTAATAGGTGGGTTCTTATATCATCATTACAATAAAGAACCAATATTCTTTAAATATGAAGGTGGCGAATTATCAATTTTTAATAAAATTGATCAGATGTCAATAAAAGATATTCTTCGTAAAACAAATAAAAAATTTTTAAATTTCACTACTTCATGGGGATATGCAACATTTTCATCTAGATACAAAAATGATAATGGTATTATTATGAAAATTGTTAAAAATAATACTAAAAAAGTATCTTATCCACCAGGCCCCGGTATTATTTGCAGAGATTCTAATAATAATGTAGGTGGATCTACTGCAGAAGAAACATTTAATTTTATAATTAAAGATAAACAATTAAAAGAAATATTTTTACAATCAGGTGAAAGATATCCTGATATTATGAAAAATTTACAAAATTATAAAAAATCTAAATCTAAAATTGATTATTCTATTTTAATTGAATTGTGTTTTAGATATTTAGAAAGATTTATATCCTCTGATCTTATATGGATGAAATATTTATAATATATTTAAGCTTTAACTCTAATTATATAATTACCACCGTGTTCTAAACGATCAGTAATATCACCTGTTTCTTTATTAACAATTTCTATTATTTCCTCTGCTTCTAAATCATAAACTTCTCTGAATTTTTTTAATCCATCTTGTTTATATTTACTATCTAATCTAACTTTTTTTTCTAATTGTGTATTTACTGCAATCTGACCCGAAAGTAATAAATCATATTTTTTTTTATTTTTAAATTCTTCAATAGATTCAACTTTTTTACCAGTTTCATCAAATATATCAAAATCTTGTAATCCTTGTAATTCTATTCTTGTTCTAATATGTTCTTTAAAAGTTTCTAATGTGTAATCACTTATTTTGAAATTTATTCTCAATTTTGCTCCTAATCCATGATTCAATAATATTTTTATCTCTTCTTCATCATAATATTCGACCAAGGAGGATTCTTTCTTATAATAATTGACCAAGTCGGGTTCTAAAACATATTTGACCAAGGGGGGGTTTAAATCATCACCGCTATAATAAGTATGAACCATCATACTCCCCCTCATTTTTTTTTTATAATACCTTCCTCTCCTAGATTTTCTTTTACGTGATATTCTTTTACGAGATATTCTTTTACTGGATATTCTTTTACTGGATATTCTTTTACGGGAAATTTTCCTTTGAGAATTTCTTCTATTAGAATTTTTCATATATATATATATAAATTTGATTTAAATATTATAATTATTATAATATAATAAATATATTATGAGCTATATAAATGAACAATTATTAACATCATCAATATATATCCCTATACATAAATTAACAAAAACAAAAAATATTGATGGTTTGATTAAAAATGAATTAAAAAAAAATAATGAAAATTTATGCAATGAAAATGGTTTTGTTGTTGAAAATGGTATAAATATAATCAATCGTTCTTATGGGGATGTGTTAACAATTGATGGAGATAGCGTAATTAATTATAGAATTACTTATAAAATTAAAACAATAAATCCTCAGAAAGACGATTTAATTGAAGAATGTATTGTTAATAGTATTTCAAAAATGGGGATAATATCATATATTGATTATGAAGATAAAAATAATATTAAAGATAGTCCATTATTAATTATAGTTCCGAATGAATATATAATTAATAATGATATTAAAATAAATGATAAAATTAATGTATCAGTATTGGATTCAAGAATAAAATACAAAGCAAAACAAATACAAGTTGTTGCAAAAATCGTTTAATTTTATTATTATTTAATAATTTAATTATTAAATGGATAATGAATTAAAATTAAATATTTATAATAAATTAAAAATAAATTCAAATAACTCAGATATTATTAATTTAGTTTTAAATAATGATATAACGCACTCAAAAAATTCTAATGGTATTTTTTTAAATATATCTTCTTTATCAAATGATAATTTAATGGCTATAAATAATATTTTGAATAACTTAAAAATCAATATAGATGATATAGATTTTAGTTATATTAAAAACATTGATGCAGATGAAAAAAAGACAGAACAAGTTTTTTTAAAAAAAAATTACAAAAAAATAAAATTCAATAATTTAGAAAATAAAATTTTTTCTTTTAGTTTCTAAATTTGACTTAAAAATTAATTATTAAATATAAATTATAATAATTATGACAAATCTATTAAATAATCCAATTGATATAATTAAAGAAATAAATCAAGATTGTGATTTCACTACAAAAATAAAAGAATCAAAATTTATTGAATCATCTGTATCTAAAAATAAGAATTATAATTATAATTCTTTATGTCAATGTATCATTTCATCCAGTGATCCCTTATATGAAACAATACCAAATAATGAAAAAAAACAATATTTTAAAGATATCATATTGAATATATGTACTTTAATTGATGAAAATAAACAAGATAATTATCTAAATTATAATCTTAATACAAAAATTATGAAATCAAAAACAATTCAATATTCAATGCAATTATCGATAGATAATAAAAATTTATTATCTTCTATTTTATATTTAAATGAATTTTATAAAAAACACTTTATTATCATTCATGAAAATAAATTATATGAAACATCATTAAAAAATTATCCTAAAGAATATATCTTATATCAAAATAATAAATTTTCAATAAATCATAAAAAATTAGATGATTTTGTAAAAGATGATCTAAAAAATATACCTATTGAAAATGATATTAAAAAAACAAATTTAATAGATATTTATAATAAATATTTAGAATCAATAAGCAAATATAAAATTGATGATATTCAAAAAATAGCCAATGATTTAAATATTTCATTAAAAAATGATAAAAAAAATAAAACTAAACAACAACTATATGATGAAATTAATTTGTTTAAATTAAATTAATTAATATATGAGAATAATTAATATATGAGAATATGAGAATAATTAATATATTGGGTGTAACATTATTATATTTACCAATATTCATAAGATATGGTTCATTAAGAGGATTATTTGTATTTATTAATGGATTTTTGTATCATTCGAATGAAAATATATTTTTTTTAAGATATTATGATATTTTATGTAATGTTTTGATGATTATATTCACTGTTTATAATGATATTACCGTTTGGCCATATCTTTTATATTCTATTTTTAATTATTTATTAAATAATTACATGTTTCAGAATAATTTTTTATCTTTAATAAATAGTGATTTTTTCCATGTATTTATGGTTCAATTGCCATTATCATTATGTTTATTTAAAATTAAAAGTAAATCATGATTTATATTAAATCCAACCTTAATTAAGATATTTTAAATATCTACGCGATTAATATACATAAAAACATAAATTTTTGATTTCAATGATATTTTATTTATAAATTATAAATTTGATAATTTAATTAAAGGTTTATTTTATAATAAATTATACATATAATGTTAAGATATAATATTGTTGTTTCTATTAATAAAAATAATGTTATTGGTGTTAATAATCAACTCCTCATTGAATGCAGAGATGATTTGAGAAGATTTTATGAAATAACAACTGATACTTATCCTGAAGGAGATTGTAATATTTGTATTATGGGATATAATACTTGGATGAGTATACCAGAAATAGTCAAACCATTTAAGAAAAGAATGAATATAATTATTTCATCAAATCATGCTATTAAAGAAACAGATAATTGTAAAGTTTTTCATACATTAGGCGATGCTTTTGAGTGGAGCATTTTAAATCAAAGGGGTAAAATTTTTGTAATTGGTGGATCAATGTTATTTAATGAATGTTTAAAATCATATAAAAATAATTTAGATACAATTTATTTAACAGAATTTTCAAATACTTATGATTGTGAAAATTCTATTAAATTTTCAAATGATCATTTTAAAGATACTGAATTAATATACCACGAGAAATCAATAACAAGTGATTGTACTATTTATGATTCTGATATTAAATCTATAAAACATAATTATAAAATTTATCAATCTAAAAAATTTATGAATTCTTCAGAATTAAAATATTTAAATATTATGAATAAAATTTTATCAGAAAAAAATCTAGTCGAATCAAGGAATGGTGATGTTTATAATTATTTTGGTGAAAGAATGATTTTTGATTTAAAAGATGGTTTTCCATTATTAACTACTAAAAAAGTTGGAAATAAAACAATTTTAAGAGAATTATTATGGTTTATTAATGGATCTACCAATAATAAATTATTAAAGGAAAAAAATGTTCATATTTGGGATCAAAATGCTTCTCGTGAATTTTTAGATAGTAGAGGATTATCTTATGAAGAAGATGATTTAGGACCTATTTATGGATTTCAATGGAGACATTTTGGAGCAGAATATAAAGATTGTCATTCAAATTATGAAGGATTAGGTATTGATCAATTAAAAAATGTTATTGATTTAATTCGAAATGATCCAACATCAAGGAGGATTATTATGAGTGCATGGAATCCATTAGATTTAGATAAAATGGCATTACCACCTTGTCATGTTCTTTGTCAATTTTCTGTAAATAAAATACAGGGGACAATTGATTGTCAATTATATCAGAGATCTGGGGATATGTTTTTGGGTGTTCCATTTAATATTGCATCATATTCATTCTTATTATGTATTATTTGTCATATTACTAAATATAATCCAGGAAAATTAATACATATTTTAGGTGATTCACATATTTATAAAGATCACATAAATGTTGTAAAAGAACAATTAAGAAGAGTTCCTTTTGATTATCCTAAATTAGATATTTCCGATGAATTAGAATCTATTGATGATATTAAAGAAGAATATTTTACCATAAAAAATTATAAATATTACCCTAAACTTTCAGCTCAAATGATTGCATAAATTATAATATATATATATATATATATATGCGTTCGAAGAGGAAAACCCAAAGAAGAATGAAGAGAACAACAAGGAGAACAACAAGGAGAACAACCAGAAGAACAGCAAAGAGAACTAGGAGAAATACCAGGAGAACTACCAGGAGAACTACCAGGAGAACTACCAGGAGAACTACCAGGAGAACTACCAGGAGAACAAGAAAAAAATCTTTATCACAAAGTGGTGGAATGTTTGGAAAATCAAAACTGATTAAAACAAGGGAGAGACCATTAAATATGATATTTAATCCTGAGGATGCGATTCTTAGAAAAGTTACAAACAGCTCTTGGATGAGGGGGGGGTATCCTGATGTTTTATTCGGTAAAAGATATTCTTCATTAGAACAAACACATATATTAAAAACACACGGAGATAATAGTACTAATTCTAAATTATATCGAATATTAGCATCAATTGCATCGAATAATCCTGAAAATCCTTTACTCCATATTCCTTTCTGGTTCATGTTGAGAAAAGATATGTCATCGATTTTTTGTTATGATTTGGGTTTTAGTGCTATGTTTGAAAGTGGTAAAAAAGAATTAACGGGGGGGGGGTTCGAAGGGGATTTACCCTACATGTTATTAGTTGAACAAGAATTATTAGATATAATTAAAAATAAAAAACCGAATATACCAGTATTATTAAAACAATATCAAGGACAATGTTACCCATTTGTACCAGATACCAATGGATGTTATGTAAAAAATGATAGGGAAAGCAAAGAAATGTGTATTATAGGAATATCACCTTATGAAGGCAGTGATGTATGGCATGTAATTACTGATAAAGGGTGGGAAAGTTTAGATAGTGTTTTTGGATCAAGTTTTACTGTTTTAATGTTCACTTGTAATGAATGTGTTTTTTTCAAACAAGGATTACCATTACATCTTGAATTATTTCCATGTATGGAGGATATGAGGGTTAAATTAACTCCAGTATTAACAGATAAAGATATCCATATAGACTTAAGATCTAGAACACTTGCAGAAATTAGTAGTGAATTAATTGGTCAAACATTGTCAAATGATCCATTTGAATTTTCTAAACAATTAGCATCTTTGAATGATAGTGATAAAGAAATATTATTAGGACCACCTACAAGAGATAAAGTAGATTTATCTAAGGCTTTTTCGGGTCCTATAGAAGAAATGGGTGGATCTAGAGGAGTATTAAAAGTTGGATATTTATATAAAAAAGGAATAAAAAAAGGTATAGGTGGTGGAGATTTTAAAAAAAGATATTATGAATTAATAAAAGATGAAGGTGTTTTAATTTTAGATTATTTTGAAGTAAAAAAAAAAGGTAAAATAAAAAAAGGTTCTTTTAATTTATCAGATCATGAAATATCTATAGAATATTTTGATGGAGTATTACAGGTGAAATTAACACCAAGAAAGGGAGATTCCAGATATATAAAAGGTGAGACAAATGATGAAACAAACGAATTATATAGTGCATTAATAGGTGAAATTCCAGAGGGGACTCCTCCTCTAGGAGGAGCGGAAGCATCAGTAAAAGAAGAATCTGCAACAGTAGGGGATAAACCCGAACTTTTATCTCTTCAAGCTCGTTTAGATGCATTAAGCGGGGAGTCACTCGCAACAGTAGAGGAAGCACCCGAGACAGTAGAGGAAGCACCCACGACAGTAGAGGAAGAAGGGGAGGGGATTGATCCTCTTCTAGCTCGTCTTGAAGCATTAAAAAGGAAACCCGCGACAGTAGAGGGGGCACCCACACAAATCACTATGGAATCAATACCTGAAAATATAAAAGCAATATTAAATAAACATCAAATTACAGGATGGGAAGACAATGATGATCTTAAAAGTAAAATTGAAGAAAAAAAAGGATCATTTCTTGCTGAATTGTTTAATAATGAAAAAGAAGCAATAGAAGATTTTATGCAAGAAATGAATTTATAAACAAGCAACCGCTAATCTATCTGCTTTATCATTTCCAATTGAATGTTCATCTTGAAGATTTGTATGTGAACGAATATGAATAAATTTCACATCAATAATTTTTAAACAATCTTTTATTTTTTTAAGAATATCTATATTTTTTTTAGAATTTAAATTACCATTAATAATCCATTGATCATACCATTTAGTAATTGCATCTATAGAATATTGTGAATCAGTATAAATAATAATTTTTTCATTTAAATTATTATTTTCACATTCTTGTAACGCCACAAGAATAGCTGTTAATTCTGCTTTATTATTAGTAGGATTTTTAATATCTAATTTAAGAGATATATCTTTCAATTGAATACGGTTTTTAAGAGAAAAATGAATACCTATACCCGCCCTTACATTTTTTGTTTTAGAACCATTATGTTTGCAGGCCCCATCGGTATAAATAATGATTGTATCAGGGTTGATAATAACATTTTCTTTTTTTATGTTTAAGAATTTAATTAAATTTTCTCTAGATTCTTTAAATTTTATTTTGTACCAAGGTTGAGTATTCAGCCATTCAAGATATTGTTTATCTTGATTATAAATTTCATCAAAATTGAGATTTTTATATTTCCCAAAAGTTAAAGTTTCCATTATCTTTAACTTTAAAGTTTTTTGATTTAAAAAAAATAATATATCAAATTGAATAATGATAAAAATTTAAATATCGATAAAATCAATTTGTTGATAATCATCTTCTTCTTCATCTTCTTCTTTATTATTTTCTTTATCAGATTTTTTATCTTCATGATTATCATTAGAATAATCAAAAGTAAAAGGATTATAATCATCATTAAAATCATTTTCTTGATTTAATTGAATAGAATCGGGAAATTCCCCATCATTTTTTAATTTAATTGCTTCATCGGGTTCATATTTATGAATAATACTACATTTAGAATCTTGGAAATCCCACAATGCAACTAATACTATATCATCTATAGAAAATCTAAATTTTCTTTTAATGTTACCTGCGCAAATACCGAGACGATCAGTACCATCAAAACATTTCATTTGATATCTTCCAGATCCATTAACTTTTGTAATTTTTGCATATTCTTGATCTTCTTTGGGGTCTTTATAAATTAATTTTGTTTCAATGTGATTATTTTTTTTTCCACCTCTTTTAAATTTTTTCCCACCTTTTTGGTTAGGCATGGTTATGTTAGAGTTATATAATATATATTATCATTATTTTAAATAGATTTATTTAAAAAATATAAAAAAGTTAATTTAAAAATTATTTAGCTTTCCCTGACTTGTAAGATGGGGCGGCAGATTTCATTGCTTGCTTGTATGATAATTCCGGGTGGGATGCATGATAATCCATAACATGTTGTATCCATGGACTTAATTTTTTAGATCCACGACTTGATCGGCGTTTAGAAGAACGACGAGGGGTAGATCTACGGGCAGAACGGCGAGGAGAAGAACTACGGGTAGATCTACGGGCAGAACGGCGAGGAGAAGAACGACGGGCAGAACGCATTGAACGACGGGCAGAACGCATTGAACGACGGGCAGAACGCATTGAACGACGCATATTTGTATATATATATATATAATAAATATTTTAATTATGATTTAATTTTAATTTTTTTTAATTTAGCGAGAGTTGTTTGTAATTCTTCTAAAGTTGGTGGTTCAAATAAATTATTATTTTTTTGTTTTTTATGCTTACTTATTTTTTTTGGTTTTTTTAGAATTACATTTTGTAAATCTTCTGCTTTAATTTTTGGGATATTATTGTTTGATTTAATAATTTTAAAATTTGGAGGAGGTGGGGGGGGTGGTATATTATCTAATAATTTTTGTCTTTCGATGGCTTCTTTGGGGACACCCATTTTCAACATTTTGTCATATTTACTAGTTGATTTAATATTTTTATTATCATTATTATCTTTATTATCGTTATTATCGATAAATGAATATTCATAAAAACAAATAGGATTCATAATTTTACCTTGTATTAAATACCATTGAATCCATATATTATTATCATTGATCCATAATCCATGCAATTGAATAATAAAGATACCATAACTAAAAGGATCTATTGTATCAATTAAATTTTTATCACTGTCAAAAAATATTGAATTACTAACCTTTAAACGCATACATTCATTATAAAAAGTATCTTTTAAAAAATTGTTCACTTTTAATTGTGATGAATATTTTTTATTTATTTTTTCATAAATAATTTCTAATTTAGATAGAAAGTTATAGCAATTACTATCATTTTCTTTGTTTAAAAAAGATAAATCAATTACATTTTTATTATTAATTGTTTTTTGAACTCCATAAGGAGCAAAAAGAAAGGGTGTTTGTAATATAAAATTATGAATATTTTTATTATTTTTTATTTTGATAGGTATAAATGAAAAATCATCGGAATATTTTAATTTTTTTAAAAATTTAATTTCATAATTATTAAATTCATCTTTATGATGAATAATCATAAGTTTATTTGTATTTAAATAAATAACATATTATTTATTTAAATGAATAAAAATGAAGAAGAAGATTGTTCTATTTGTGGTTTACAATTAAATGAAAAATTTCAATATAAATTACCATGTAATCATATATTTCATTATGAATGTTTATTAAAAACTTTTATACATTCAAAAAATAATAGTTATTATGCAGGAAAATATAATAATAAATGTCCTTATTGCAGATCAAAATGTGGATTTTTACCAGTTATAAATGGATTAAGTAAAGTAAAAGAAGATATTCATTATAAAAATATAAGTGAAAAACCTGAATTAATATCGGTTCCATGTAAAGCGTTATTACAAAAAGGTAAAAATAAAGGGAACATATGTAATAAAAAATGTATGTTAGGATATGAATATTGTGGTCTTCATAAAAAATATATAAAATTTGATAATTGATTTTAAAATTATTAAGAATACAAATATGGAAAATATAGAAAATGAACTTTCATATGAAGAAGAACAATTGCAATTACTTTTACTTAAAGAAAGTTTCAATAAAAAGTTAGAAATAGAAAGAAAGTTAAAAAATCAACAAGATGAAGAATATAAAAAATCATTGATGATAGATGAGAATAAACAAAATAATATTTTTGAAGAAATTTCTTTAGAAGAAATGAGGAGGATTCGTCTATTGCGTTTTAATAATTTATAATAAATTAGAAATGTCATAAGTAAAATTATTTCTTTCAGTTACAACGGGTCGATCCATAGGTTCAGGTAATTTGGATAGATCTTTAACATAACCAATATGTTGTAAAACATTTGAAGATATGTTATCTACACAATATAAAATTACTTTATTATTTAATCTTTTTATTTCATCGATGATATTTTCGGTAGAAATTTGAAAATTTGCATATTGTAACATAATGGATCTCATAACAGTATATAATTCATTTTCTGATTGTTTTGAAACTACTTTTTCTGTCTTTAAATGGACGCCATATCTGATAGAATCATTTAAAGCTTTAATATTCATGTCAGAAAAAAAGATATCATTAACAGCATTTTTTTCTAAGAGACCTCTTAATGAACTTTCTTGATTATCTTTATTAATAATAATTTCTGCATTCGATTGTGGTAAAATAGTATCTTTAACAACGGTTACATCGTGTAAACGACCATTAAAAGTTTCACCCATAACTACATCTTCAATGGGTGTACTTTCTGCGTCTAACATTTGGCGATAGAGAGATCCCTTACTGTCTTTAAAACTGGTTGGCGTGGTATATGAATCAGATTCATCTGGCATATAATAACTCCCTCTTTGAACACCTTCCATCATATCAGTCATTAGAAAATCTCTTCTTCCTCGTGAATCAGTATATTCAACAGGGACACCCATGTCAGGATTGCTTGGTATAACAAAAGATCCCCCTGATAAATTGGGTGAATTTAATACTTCATAATCACCATATTGATTGGGATACGATCCATAAATTCTATTATCAACATCTACACCTACAGCAGGATCAGGATCATCATTTATATTATAATAAGTTGGCATTTATACTTTACTATATAATAATATTATTTTAAATTTTTCAATAATTCTAAACATTCATTTTCCCATAATTTTTCAATAGTAACATTAAATAAATTATCATATTTATCTTTTAATTTATCGTGTTCATCATTTAATTTATCAATTTCTTCTTCAGTAAATGTATATAATGACATCTTAATTAAATAATCATAATTATTTGTATTATTATCATTATCTTGTAAATCTTTATTAATAATTTTTTTATCTTTTACTTGTATATATTCATTATCTTTCAATGATTGAATAATATTAATTTTTTTATTTTTATAAATCTTAATATTTTCATTAATAACATCTTTAATAAATCTAATTTTAGATGAAATAATTTTGAGTAAATTATCTAATTCATTTAATTGATATTCTTTTCTTCTCACATAAAGAGAGTATCTTTCATCATAGAATGCATCAAATATACTATTTAAATTATGATATTTAATAATTTTTTCTTTATCATATAGATGAATATTATTTAAACTTAATCCTTTTGTAGTAGTTAATTTAAAGAATTTTTCAATACCATCAATGTGTTTATCTTCACTCCATTGAAGTGAATGAATAAAACCTTTTTTGACATAAATTCTAAAGTGAACATTTTTATCAGTTGAATTATTTTGGTAATCTAAGACTTTTTTATCTGTTTTATTTTTATTCTTAGGATCATCAATTAAGAATCCATCTAAAAATTTTTTATAATCATCTGTCCATTTACCAATAGGTAATTCAGTAATATCAATAACAGAATCATTAATTATTTCATATTTCCCTTTACTAATAAAATTTTTATTATCGATTTTAATTATATCTCCTGTAAATCCGTTATATGATGGTGATAATGATTTATATGGTTTTTTATTAATTCTTTGAATAATATTTTTAGTTACTTGTTTAATATCATATTTAGGAATACTTGTACTAAATCCAGTACCAATACCATTCATACCATTTACTAGAACCATTGGAATAATGGGAACATAATATTTAGGTTCAACCGTGACACCATCATCGTCGTTATAATCTAATAATGGAAAATCGGAGGATGGATAAATATAATTAACAATTTTATTTAACTCGGTATGAATGTACCTGGGACTTGCAGAATCATGACCACCCATAATTCTTGTTCCAAATTGGCCATTGGGCATTAATAAATTTAAATTATTAGATCCAACATAATCTTGAGCCATTCCAATAATAGCCGATTGTAATGAAGCCTCACCATGATGATATGCGGCATTTTCACTAACATAACCTGCTAATTGTGCAACACGAATTTCTTTATATAAATTTCTTTTAAAACATGAAAATAATATTTTCCTTTGACTAGGTTTGAGGCCATCATAGATAGAACCAATAGAACGAATAGTATCATTATTTGAAAAATGAATTAATTCTTTATTAATAAAATCAGATATGAAAATTTCAGTATCATTATGATTTAAAATATTTTTTTCATCATAATTATACAACCAATTTTTACGATTATCAGCTTCTACTTTACTGAATGCTAAACTCATTGTTTTGTTAGAATCTTCATTATAAATATAATTATTCATTTTAATATTAGAGAAATATTCTCTAGCTTCTACAGCTGTACTTGTACCTAATCCCTTATAATATTTAATGTTATATTTTTGTGGATCTTTTGTTTTTTCCCTCCACTCACTATATTCGGTGAGTGTATAAAATGAAATTTTTTTCTTACCTTTAGTTGCTTTAATGATTGGTGTAATCATGGAGGTAAGAAAACCTAGTTCTAATAATTCGGGCCATAAAGAGTGAAATAAATTCATTACTAAACCTTTGATATGTGATCCATCGTGATCTTGATCTGTCATAATCATAATTTTACCATATCTTAATGATTTTGTATTTGTATATTTTTTATTGGTTTCCAAACCGACAATTTTTTTAAGATTACATATTTCAGCATTTTTCATAATTTGAGAAGTTGATGTGTCGCGAACATTCATAACTTTCCCTTTCAAAGGGAATACTCCATATTTATCTCTTCCCACTACAGATAATCCTGAAACAGCCATAGATTTAGCTGAATCCCCTTCAGTTAAAATCAATATACATTCATCTGATTTTTTTGTACCAGCCCAATTGGCGTCATCTAATTTAGGAATATCTCTAATTTTACATTTTTTATTACCATCTGTTTTTTTAGATTCTTTATTTAATTTAAATTCTGCAAATGATAATACTTTATCAACAATATCTAATTGATCATAAATTTTCTTAATAAATTTATCATTTACTTGAGGTTTCGAACCAAATTTTCCCGGTGATGTAATTAATCTTTCTTTCGATTGACTTTCAAATGAGGGATCTTCAATCACGGAATTTACAAATATTTTTAAATAATTTTTGATATAAGATTCTTGAATTTCTTTTTTATTTTTTTTCTTAATTAATTTATTTAATCCTGATGTAATTTGTTTTGTAATTACATCGACATGTTTCCCACCTTTGGGTGTAAAAATACCATTAACAAATGAATAATTTTCAAATTTATCTGTTTTACTCACAGATACACATATTTCCCAACGATCATGTATTTTTTCAGATACTTTTTTTTCGTTATCTAAATATAAATCACAATATTTATCAAATGATTTAATATTTAATTTTTTATTATTTAGATAAACATTTAAATTATTATCCGTAGTCCCTGCAATATCGTATACTCTCCTTTCAATTAGAAATAACATATCTTCAGAATATTCTTCTAAATTAAATTTTTTAAAATCGATAATCCAAGATATTTTTGTATATGGTTTATTTGTACATTTTGTTACTTTTTCTTTAGATTTTTCACTCATATTTTTAGAGTATTCTTGAATATATTTTAATTGACGAATATGATCAACTGTTTCGACTCTAAAATATTCTGAGAATAAATTTACTAATTTAGCACCAAAACCATTTTTACCACCGGTTGTTTTTCCGCTTTTATTGTAATTTTTTGATGTTAATAAATTTCCTAAAATTAGATCAGGAATCCATATTTCTTTACCATTTTTATCTTTTTCTGTAGGATGTTTAGCGACATCAATACCATTCCCATTATTATAGATTGTTATCATTTTTTTTTCTTTATCATAATTATATTTAATATCTGTTACAGGGATAATATTTTTTTCATTTTTAATATTTTCATCTAATCTCACTTTTTGATCGCGACAATTAACTAAAATTTCATCAACTAATTTTAAAATTGCAGGGATTAATTTACATGATTTAACTTGAATTTTATTATCAATTAATAGTGGTAAAATATCTTCAATTTCATCTGTTCCACCTACGAATGTATCGGGTTCAGATAAAATTTGTTCATCTAAAGATCTTTTTTTATATTCTTCTAAAGACATTGTGTGTATATTATTTAATATTGTGGTTATAACTTTAAATCAAATTTTATATTTATATATTATATATATATTATGAGAAATTTAATTGGTGATAAAAAATATTGATAAATATTTAAAATATTGTAATCGTTATACATTATTTACGCATTTTTTATAGGATTAATAATTGTTTTACCATTAGTAATTTATTATCGTTTTTATTATGATGGTAAAAAATATGATATTTTTACAATTATTGATTCATTTAAAGAGGTTGAAGTTTTAGAACGCATTCAAAAATAGATTTGGTCAATGATTTAACAACAGATAATAAAGAAGTTAAAGAAGCAAGAAATTTAAATATTTTATATTTTTTTGGTTGTTTATATTTGATTGGTATAATATTTGATATATATTTCAGAATATTTCATAAAGATAATAAATTTGTAAAAACATGGATAGGTTATACTTGCTTTGGTGATATTGTTAGTTTATTATTTTAAATTTGATTATTAAAATTATATTTTATTAAAAGATAAAAATATGGAATTAGAAAATCTCAAAATAATGAATGAACAATTAATTTATGAAAATAAATCATTAAAAGATGATGTTTTGATATATAAAGATGATTTAAAAAGACTGAGAGATATAATAGAAAAAATACAAGATGAAAATTACACATTAAAAGAAAAAAATATAGAATTAGAAAATATTAATAAAGAACATAAAAAATTTAGTAAAGATGGTTCTATTGCGGTTCAAGAATTATTAAATTTATTAAAAGAATCCAAAAATTATACAATTTATATTCTATCAGAAAATTGTGATACTTATCAAGTGTATGATATATTTTCGGGTAATTTAATTTTAACTATAAATGATTGTTATGATGGTAATTTATATCCTGGATTATTATTAACACCATCATTTAAATTTATTAAAAGTATGAAAAATGTATATAATTATAATGTTATAACGAAAGATTGGGAAATATATAATCACAATAGTCAGAAAAAATATGATATTTCAAATAAAAAATATAAAGATATATTAAATATTTTTGAAAAGATATGTGGATAATTATTTCTTAGTTTTTGATTTATCGATAGATTCATCAATAATTTCATCAATAATTTCATCGGTTATATTTTTAACAATCCCTTCTTTTTTTTCATTAATATTATCTTTTATTTGTGGTATATTATCTTTTTTATCTTCTAAAGATTTCATTAATAAATTTAATTGACTCATTTTTTGATCCATTAAATTGGTCATTTCATTAACTTTTTCAGATTTTTGATTAATTCCGTTTTCTATATCTTTTAATTTATGTTGATCGGGTAATTGTTTCATCAATTCATCTTGAAAATTAAATTTTGGTTCTTTTTTACCTCCAGCTTTATTTTTATTAACATCTCCTTTACCTGAAAATTCTTTTTCAACTTGTTTTCTTTTAATATTTTCGATAGATTTTGAAAAAGATTTATATGCTTCTTTATGTGATTCACAATCTTCATATTTACCTGATAATTGAAAAAATTGCCATCCTTCAGTTTTCAATTGTTCAGTTGTAATTGCATATTCAAAATAATTTTTGTCCAATGAAAATAATTGTAAGAATCCATTACTTCCTGTCACCATTAAAGATATAGTCCAAGATACCCAATAACTAATATTATCAAAATTTTTAGGTAATTTTGCAGGGTCCATTTGTCCCATCGATAAAACGGCTGGTAATAATATAGATCCTGTTGTCACAATAAATCTAAAAATATTATAATATTTTTTAGTATGATCTTTCCTTTGTTCATAATTTAAAACTTCACCTAAAAATCTACTTTTCAAGATACTTTTATCAGTTTCTGTTTCGAGTTCAAGTGTTTCGATTATTTCAGAAACTTGTTCTTTATATGTAAAAGATTCGCTCATAATATAATATAGCTTATATTATAATGAAAAAAAAGAAATCGAAATCAAAAAAAAAATTAACAAAAAAAGGTAAATCCAAACAATCGCCAAATGCGGGTGGAGGAGCAGAACATACTGTAATTATGGCTGAACAACAATTAGATTTGAATAGTTTAAATAATAAAATAGATTTATTAGCAAAAATTATATTAACCGATTCTAATCCAGCTACCCGTGAAGCAAGGGCAAAATGGCCTCGTAAGCCATGGGGAGTAAATACAATATCAGAAATAATTGAAAAATCACCTGAATGGTTACCATTTTTATTTGAATATAGCATGAGAATATATCAACTAAAGAAAAGGATCCCCGCAGGGGCGCCAAGTGGCCCTCCGCGTGAATACATGAAAATGATGGAGAGAGCTGAAGAAAATCCAGAAGAATTTTATGCAGATCCTTTTAAGTTTTTACATTATATATATAGTACAGAGTTTCCAGATCCTTCTGATCCTTTTAAGGACATTTAATTAAGTTTTACATCCCAATAATTCTCCTATAAAATTACCTGATACAACTAAAAACAATAAAAAAAATACTCTTTAATGTATCTATTCCAAATTCCATTTATATTTTTAATATATATTATTTTTCGTGTTTTATATTAATATTACAGACTTTTGAATAAAAATAAATATCTTTTAATAAACGATTACTTTTACCAGAAATTTTTATTCCATCTTTTTCTAATTCTTTTTTAATATCTTCAGGTTTTTTATTTCTTATATCAGAAATTTTTTTTTCAATATTTTTAATATCAGTTTTTATAGGTTTTTTAGTATTGATACTTATTTTACGAACATTTTTATTAGATCTTCTATTAGATCTTTTATTGGATCTTTTATTAGATCTTTTAGAAACATTTTTTTCTTTAAAAGTGGGTTTCAAAGATTTATTAATGGGATTATTTTTTTTAGATTTTTCTCTAATATTTTTTTCAATTTCATTAATATCTTTAATTTTACTAGGTCTTTTTCGAGTAAATTTATTTTTACTTTTATTTTTATTTTCTTGTTTTATTATACGAATAGTGGGATCTTTATTTGTTTTTTTGGTTGATCTTGTTATTCCTATTTCTTTTTTATTAGAATTATTTTTTATATTTTTTTTATTAGATCCACCATTTTGAAGATACAATTGATAATTTTTTTTACTATTGTTTAAATTTTTATTTAAATCTATATTTTTATTTAAATCTATATTTTTATTAATAATATTAACATCACCTCTTTTAATATGTTTAGAAATTTGATTCATCTCTAATATATAATATATTTTATTTTTATTTATTTATCAAGTTCAAAACTTATATTTGAATTTTTATTTTGATGCATTCGAATTTCATAAATTAATCTATTCTTGCATAATTCACCATCATTAAATATTTCTGTAAAAATATTTACAACTATTAGATCACCAGGATATTCATTTTTTAATAATCTTTTCAATGATTCTTTAACAAAAACTTTAAGATGAGAAACTCTGTCATCATATAATTCTTCTATAACTTTTTTAATTTTATCATCATCAATTTTTGTTAGTTTATTATCTTCTAAATATTTGTTATAGTTTGTTTTTATATAAAAAAAAATTAAATCACCGATTGTTTTACGGATATCACTCATTATTATGATATATTAATTAATATAATATTTAATATATTTAAACATAATATGTTTAAATAAAAAATAAATTTAATATATATTAAATAAATGATATTTATGATAAAATCGATATACAATTATATATCTTTATTTTATTCGGTTTACAATTTAAATGACGAATATTATAAAAAAAAAAAATTAAATTTAAAAAAGTTAGATGATATTATTTTAAAAATAAAGAATAGTGGTTCAGTAATTATAAAATTCACACAATGGGTAATCCCCAAGCTTGAATTAATGTATTGTGAAAAAGATCAAAAACCTGAGTGGTTAAAAAAAATGGAGGTTTTATATGATGATTGTAATATTCATGATTTAAATCAAACAATTAAAGAATATAAAAAACAATTTAATAAAAATCTATTAGATAATTATCGTGTAAAAGATGTAATTGGTTCAGGTAGTATTGGTCAAGTTTATTTAATAGAAGGTATAGATGATAATAAAGAATTGGTATTGAAAATAACACATCCAAATGTAGAGAAGGATATTAATACTTTTTATTTTTTATATAAAATGATAAATAAAATACCATATATTTCTAATTTAATAAAATTTTATATACCTTTTAATATTAAAGAATTTATAAGATCATTTAAAAAACAGACTGATTTTATAGAAGAAGCAAATAATATATTATTTTTTAAGAATAAATATATTAATAATAAATTCATTGTCATTCCCACATTATATGAGATATCAAAATCAATAATGATAATGAGTTATGAAAAATCACAAAAAGTTGAAGATATTAATATTTCAGATTATGAATTAAATAAAATAATTAGTATATTTTTATTATTTACAAATGAAAGTTTAACATGTACAGGTTTAAATCACGGAGATTTACATAAAGGTAATTGGGGAATTAGAAAGGAAGATGATATTTATAAATTAGTTATTTATGATTATGGTTTTTGTTTTAATGCAAAATTACATAAAAATGTAATAATGGAATATTATAATATTTTGGATTATTATGATAAAAACAATGATAAAGATTGTGAATATGATAAATTATTATATTTATTTAGTAATTTATTAATTAATTCAACGGAAGAAAATATAAAAAAATATATGAATAAAAATATCGATAAATTAAAATATAATTCCATGGATCCATATTTTTTGGCGAAACATTTTGTAAATGCGGCAAAAGAAAATGGGGTGATTGTTAATCATTTATTGATACAAGTTTTTATTTTGGGTATACAAAATGAGTTATTTATTGAAAAATGTGGAAGATCTAAATTATATAGAGAAGGAGATAAAAAATGTAAATTAATGGAATGTGATTTAACAGCTATTACTTTTTGCAAAACTCATAATGTATTTTTAGAATTTTCAAAAGTAATGGAAACAAAAATAAAAAATATGGAACATGGAATTGATGAAATATTTTCAGGTATTGATTTTAATGAAGATATAAAAAAATTAGCTTTACAAAAGTAAATACATCCCAGTATCATCTCCTATTTATAAATATAAATAAATATAAATAAATATAAATAAATATAAAATAAAATTTGATATTGGATTAAAGATAATTTATTAAATTAAATAAACATATCAAATGATTGATGATGAATGTATTAAAACTATTATTGATAAATATTTTGAACAAAATAATGTTTTAGTAAATCATTTAATTCAATCATATGATGATTTTATAGATACAATATTCCCCAATATATTATCACAATTTTTCCCATTAATTATAAATGTAAAATCACATAAAATTAAAAAGATATCCATTCATTTAGATGATTATAAGGTTAATGATCCTTATTTTACAGAAAATAATGGTTGTCGTAAAATAATGACTCCACATATTGCGAGATTAAGAAATTACACATATTCATTGATAATTACCGTTTCAATAAAGGTAAATATAACCTTATTTGATGAAGTTGAGATTAATTTACCAGAAAAAACAATACCAAATATTATTTTTGCAAAGATACCATTAATTGTAAAATCTAAATATTGTGTTTCTAAAAATGATATATTTTCTGAATGCAAATATGATTTAGGAGGTTATTTTATAATAAATGGTAATGAAAAAACAGTAATTACGCAAGAAAAAATAGTTCCGAATATTATTCAAATATATAAAAATAATAAGAAAAATTCTAAATATACACATATATGTGAAGTAAGATCATCTAATTTAGATATTTATGGACCAACAAAAACAATTAGTATTAAATTAGTATCAAATAATAATCTATATGTATCTGTTCCAAAAATTAAACACGATATACCATTATTTATATTACTAAAAGCTTATGGTTGTTTATCGGATAAAGAATTTGTTCATTATATTATCAATAATGATAAATCAAATTATGATATTAATATAATTAATATATTAGAGAAAAGTATTGAAGAAGCAAGTGAATATAAAACAGAGAATGAAGCAATTGAATATATTATTAAATATATTCCTTTATCAAATATTAATAATATAAATAAGATTTACTATTGTAAAAATATTCTTTATAAAGATATTTTACCACATTTAAAAGATAATTTATCTAAATTACATTTCATTGGATTAATGGCAAATAAATTATTAAAAAATAATTTTAATATTAGTAATGAAAATGATCGTGATAGTTATTTTAATAAAAGGATGGAAACATGTGGTCCGTTATTAGGTAATTTAACATTCCAATGTTTAAATCGTATTATTAAAGATCTAAAAACTTATGTTAATAAAGAATTAACATCCGGTATATGGCAAATAAATGAAAATTACAGTGATATTATAAATGATAATAATATTAATAAAATCATAAAATCAAATTATATTGAAAGTATATTAAAAGGTGCTTTAGCTACCGGTAACTGGGGAATTAAAAATAATAGTAATAAACAAGGTGTTTCACAAGTATTAAATCGTTTAACTTTTATGAGTACATTATCACATTTAAGAAGGATATCAACACCAATAGATAATAGTGGTAAATTAATCCCACCAAGAAAATTACATAATACTCAATGGGGGTATATTTGTCCTACTGAAACACCAGAAGGTCATTCGGTTGGTGTCGTTAAAAATTTTTCAATGATGTGTGAAGTTACTAAACATATTAATTCAGATATTATTAAAGAATTAATTAGAGATTATATCATCCCATTTAGTGAAATAAATATATATGAGTTTAATAAATTTGCAAATATTAAAATAATTATCAATGGAGAATGGTTGGGATATGTTAAAGATCCTTTATTATTTATAAAATATTTCAAATATAATCGTGATAATAAAAAAATTCATCCTCATTGTTCTATATATTGGGATATTAAAGAAAATGAAATTCATATATTTACAGATAGGGGTAGATGTATTCGTCCTCTATTTTCTAATAATGAAGAAATTGAAACAATAAATAATGATGTTTTGAAAGATTTAAATTGGGATAAAATAGTTTTATATCATAATATTATTCAATATGTTGATATTCATGAAGTAAATAATTGTTTAATTTCAAATAAAATTACCAATAATAAAAGATTTACACATTTTGAGATACATCCATGTTTAATATTAGGAGCTTTAGCATCATGTATTCCATTTTCAAATCATAATCAATCACCTAGAAATACATATCAATCTGCAATGGGTAAACAAGCTATCGGTATTCATTGTACAAATAATTCTAAAAGATATGATACATTTTCTCATATTTTATATTATCCACAAAAACCATTAGTAAATACGAGATTAATGAAATATTTTAATTTTAATTCGATGCCTTCTGGTATTAATGCAATTATTGCAATTGCTACATATTCAGGTTATAATCAAGAAGATTCTGTTATTATTAATCAATCTGCGATTGATCGTGGATTATTTAATTCTACATTTTATAGATGTTATAAAGATGAAGAAAAAAAGAATCAATTAACTGGTGATGAAGATATTTTCTGTAAACCACAAAAAGATAAATTATTATTTCCGAAACCTTTTAATTATGATAAATTAAAAGAAGATGGATTTACACCACTTAATACAAAAATTGATGATAGCGATATTATTATAGGTAAAGTCATGCCCTTAAAAAATAATCCTGATTATAATTATAAGGATTGTAGTGTCCCTGTAAGAATTAATGAAAAGGGATATATTGACGGGAATTATGTAAATTATAATGCTGAAGGATATCGTTTTTGTAAAACAAAAATAAGAAATTTAAAGATACCTGAAATTGGTGATAAATTTTCATCTAGGCATGGACAAAAAGGTACCGTGGGTATTACATATTTACAATCAGATATGCCTTTCACAAAAGATGGTATTGTACCTGATATTATTATTAATCCTCATGCTATTCCTAGTAGAATGACAATTGCACAATTAATTGAATGTATATTAGGTAAATCATGTTCTTTATTAGGATATTCAGGAGATGGAACATCATTTAATAATACGAATGTTGATGATGTTATCAATATTCTTGAAAAATCCGGTTTTGAAGGAAAGGGGAATGAAGTTTTATATAATGGTTTTAATGGTGAACAAATGAAAACAAGTATATTTATTGGACCAACTTATTATCAAAGATTAAAACATATGTCATCTGATAAAATTCATTCGAGAGCAGCTGGTCCAATCGTATCTATGACAAGACAACCAGCTGAAGGCAGATCTAGTCATGGTGGTTTAAGATTTGGAGAAATGGAGAGAGATTGCATGATATCTCATGGAGCATCAAGTTTCCTTAAAGAAAGATTACTTGATGTTTCGGATAAATTTCAGGTTTATATTTGTAATAAGTGCAAACTTATAACACCTGGAAATTCAAAAGATAATACATATTTCTGTAAATATTGTAATAATTATGGTGATTTTAGAAAAGTATTTATACCATATTCTTGTAAACTTCTTATTCAAGAATTAATGACCATGTGTATTGGTCCTCGTTTAATTACCAATTAAATATATTATCTTTTATATAAATTTTTAATCCATCTTTTTTGTATATTTTTAAATATATTCCCTCCTGTTATAAAATCTAAAAAAAATAATATCATCAATATCATTGATAATATGTGAAAATTTCTAGAAAATTCACAATAAAATGTTTCATCTTTTGGATCACAGACGGTTCCACTGTATATTGGCATTATATATATAATTATATTTTATTTTTCAAATTAGTTATTTCTTTTGCTTTTTGATAATATACATCAGTATAATGTCTCAAATTAGTTGGATTGTAATCGACAAATGTCCCACATCCACAATATTCAATCTCTGTAAAAAAAAATTTATTTTTATCCAATGTATTCCCTTGACAACAACCAAAATCTAATCTTAACATAGGTGGAATAATTTCTTTACCATTTATTTTTTGTTTGGGATATAATTCAATGACCTTTCTCGCCATAGGTTTTATTTGATCTATTAATTTTTTTTCTACTTTACCAAATTGTTCTTCATTATCAAAAACATCTGCTACAATTGCTAAATGATATTTATATTCACCATTAATCCAGAAAGATTTTATTTCCCAATATTTTTTAAAACCAAGCATTACTTCTTGACAAACCCATCCTGGATATTTTTGAGTATCATTTATATATTTTTGTAATTTTTTTTCTACATTTTCATCACCCATATCAAACTTAGATATTTTTATATTTGCATATGCATATTCTGGTTTCATTACAAAGCCAGCCCATCCCTTAGATTTTATTTTATTTAATAATTTTTTAACATCTCTATCTTTTCTTATTATAATTGTTGGTGCCATTGGAATCCCCCTTTTAATAAAATATTCATGATAATCTCCTTTATGAAATAAAAATTGTTGTTCTTTATGCGATGGATAAATATTATTTTTTGGATTTTGCATTATTTTTAATTGTTTTTCATAAGCTTTTATATTTGTTTGAAATGCATTTAATATATTCATACCAACTAAAAAATTAACATCATTTTCTTGTAATTTTTTTTCATCAAACTTATCTATAAATACACATTCTGCATCTTTATATTTATGATTTATTGATGCAACATATGCTTTCTCTATTTCTGTACAATCACCATCTATATCTTCTTTATCTAGTAGATCCATCCATTTTCTATATGGATCTAATGATACTACTTCATATAATTTTCCACCAACTATTCCGATTTTTACCATATATAATATTAATCATAAAAAAAATTTATAAATTAAAATTAATATTTAAGGATATTCTTTATCAGAATTTAATTCATCGGGTTCTAATGTTAAATCATTATATTCTCCATCATTTTTTTCATTATATTTTTCTTTTAAAATTGTAATTTGTTTTATTAATTTTTTTCTATATAGAAATGAAATACTTAATATCAGTATTAATATGAATAATAACATCAAATATGTGAAAATATAATCATTCTTATTAACATGATTTAATATAACATTTTCTATATTATTACAATTAGATCCTTCTTTATCTATTTTTGTCTCTCCAGTATTTATATAACCATGTGGAAATTTTTTACCATCTATTACAGAATATTCATAATATGAAGAATTGTTTCTTATATATGAATCACATGATATTTTTATATAACAACACCCAAAATCACTATCTTCACAATTTACTTCTTTATAATCAAGAATAATAATTTCACTTAATGTATTGCATTGTCCTCCTTTTTTTACATTATATACATAAGTATCGGATTTGATTTGATTATTATCATTATAACATTTATCATAAATCTCACAACAATCAAATGGTTTATCGGAACAATCAATTTCTACATCTTTATCATATAAAAATCCATTTACTGATAATTTATCATCTATATATGAAAATCTAATTAACAAACATAAAAGCATAACATAACTATAACATAATAATAAACGATTAATTTCAAAAATACATTCTTTATTTCCTTCATTTAATTTTTTATATCCATCTTTATTTTTTAAGAACATTGTAATTAATATTGGTGATAAAATCATCAATATTATTAATAGTGATGATATTGAGAATTGTTCATCTTTAAGATAAAATATTTCATCCTTAAAATGAAATTGAATCATAATTAAATATGTTTATTAACAACTAATAGCAATTAATCAAATTTGATAATTTTTATGATATTTATATAAAAAATTATAAATTAAAATGGAATTCACAAAAGAAACATTAGACCTTATGTCAAAATTTATTTTAACATATGATATATTTGAAGAAATAATACCAGATTTAAAATATTCTAGGAAAAATAAATTAAGATGTACACAATGTAAAAAAAAATTATCAATGATGTCTTTTACATGTAAATGTGGTAATATGTATTGTATTACTCATCAGATACCTCATATGCATAATTGTAGTTATAATTATAAACTTGATCTTCAAAATCAAATAGAAAAAAATAATCCTAAATTAGGTCAAAAATTAGTAAAAATATAATCTTTGATTTATCAATATTTCCTGTCACTTTCATAATCTCATCCCAACAGGGGGTGATGCAGATAGTGGTGTCGAAGATCCTCCTGCTCCCCCTGAACTTCCAACAGTTGCAAATGCGGGTGATGCAGATAGTGGCGTCGATGATCCTCCTGATCCCCCTGATCTTTCTGAACTTCCAGGAGGTGATGTTAGTATTTTCCTCCTAGATTTTTTACCCATTACTTCACTACCACCCGAAACTTCTCCGAATGATCTAATAGAACCACCTGAACTAGAAACACCGGGAGAACCAAAATCTAAATTTCCTCCACCTACTGGAGAAACTCCTCCTCTTGATGCGCTCACATCCATTGCTCTTATTCTACCACCACTATCACCACCCGAAGCACCTGTATCTCTAACAACAGGCGAATTTTCAAGATCCCCAAATTCACTACCATCACTATCACCACTCGGAGAACCAAAATCTAATAAATTTCCTCCACCTACTGGAGAAACTCCTCTTATTCTACCACCACTATCACCACCCGAAGCACCTGAAGCACTCATATCTGATTCAGTCCAGTCGCCTCCCTTGGGTAAATATTTCACTCTAAAAGGTAACCTTGTTTCAAAAAGAATACAAGGACCCTGATGTTTTGAAACATTATCAACACTATCCTCAATTAATAATTTATATTTCATATCCATTCCATTTGCTCCTTGTAATATGTTTTTATAATTACTATTTTTTATACGAGGATCATCACCGTGATCAAAAATTTCACCATCTCTCAATAATAAAGCTAAAGAAATATGTGCTCTTTTTTTAAAATGACTTGACGAGGGAGCATCTATACCACAATATCGTGTAAAAGTATTTTTATTTACAATTTCAATACGATCAGCCCGCCCCTTGCTTACACTTTCAGGTTCACCTTCTACTTTAAATAAATGTACCATTAATTCCCCCAGTTGATCTAAATTATGATCATTAAATGATACTATATTTACCTGTTTTCTCTGATCTAGGCATTCTCTAACAAAATTAACTAAATGTGAATTTTTTTCCTTAATTTCTTCTGCTAATACATCTGCCTCAACTGGTACTTTTTTAATTTCGAATTGTCCTTCAAATCCTTTCACTCCCTCAAATCCATCCATTCTACATGCTAATGTTTTACGCGTTTCGTTTTCAATAAGAGCACCAATCGGTATATCTAATTCTTTTACAACACCATCTTTCATTTTTTCCCATGGAACAAGTGTATCATCAAAATCAATATATATTTCTTTTGGTATTACAATCCCTCTCTCTGATGCTTCACCAAAAAATCTCAATATATCACCATCAAATTCATCCCCAGGTATTGTATCAAAATCTGATTTTCCTGGTAATCCTCCAATACCAACTGGGGGAGGGGGTGTTTCTCCGGCAGCTACTGCTGCACTTGGTGGTGTTGATTTCCCTTTATTATTCTTCTTATAAGTATTTCTTCTCCTTGATTTACGAGTATTTCTCCTCCTTGATTTACGAGTATTTCTTCTCCTTGATTTACGAGTATTTCTTCTCCTTGATTTACGAGTATTTCTCCTCCTTGATTTACGAGTATTTCTTCTCTTTGATTTACGAGTATTTCTTCTCCTTGATTTACGAGTATTTCTTCTCCTTTTATAAACAATAATATTATCGTCCATTTTATAATATTATATATATATATATAAATTTGATATATAATATCTTTATAATGAATATAGAAAAAACAGAAACAGAAAATATGGAAGAAATACCAGAAATAATATCACCTCATTCAGAATATTCGAATTATTCACCTGAACCATTAATAACACCAAGAATAGGTAAATCTATTTATCTGAAAGAATTAAATATCTTTAAAAGAAAACAAAATATAGATATTTCTTTTACAGATGAAGAAAAATTAACCCCTTGGGAATATCATACTAAAGGAAATGATAAATTAACTATTATAATTCCTAAAATTAATTATAATAATTATTGCTCTCCTGTAAAAGAAAATAAATTAAAAAATAAATTTTAAATCGGTATCGGCAGGATTTGAACCTGCGCGGGCATAGCCCAATAGATTTCAAGTCTATCTCCTTAACCGCTCGGACACGATACCTATTATTCTTATAACAAGATATATTCTTTAAATAATTAAATTATTGAAAATTTATTTTTTCTCCAGTTCTTAAACAATATGATATTTCATCTTCGTAAATAGTGCCACAGTATGGATCGAAATTTTTTACTAATGTTTCACCTCCATATATATGATAAAAATCATTTATCCCTTGCCCAGAACTAGGTATGATTTTTTTAAAATAATAAGGATCATCTAATAATTTTTGATATTCATTATTCATATCAACCAAATTATATATTTGTTTGCAAAAATTGCACTGACATCCTAATATATATTTTTTATTGCTCTCTAATGTATTAAAAGGTAAATGTAAAAAATGTATATTATTTATTTTTGAATCATAAATTATTTTTTCTACTTCTACTTTATGATAATACCATGATGGTATTTTAGCTGTCAATGGGACATAACTTCTCCAAAATTTACGAAAACATATTATATATATTTTTTTTTGCATTTCTTTTGGTAATAAAGAAATATTATTTTTTATATCATTTTCTTTTATTAATTTATTATCAATAATATTTTTATATTTAATATTTTTATTATTTAAATTTTCTGATTGTTTTCCTCTACTCATTTTTATATTTAAATATTTGTTTTCCTTTTAAATACATCAACATACATCCCAATCAATTCTTCCCCTATACTTGCAGGTCCCATTGTAAATGTATTTATCCCCATATAATTAGGATCCTTTGATATTTTTGTTTGTAATGATGTTAATATAAAATCGTGATCTTTAAATAAATGTAATAATATTAATCTCATCTCCATATGTGAAAAATTTTTACCCAAACAATTTCTAGGTCCATATGTAAATGGGCTGAATCTTTCACTTTGAACATTATATGACCCAAAACCTTTATGATCCCATATTTCTGAATCTTTAAAATTTCTTTCAGGATTAAATTTATCAGGATCATCCCATAATTCGGGATTACGATGTCTTGTCCAATTTATAACCTGACAATATGTACCTTTTTTTAATAAAACTTTTCCATCTTTATCATTAATTCCATTGATTTCTTCATCCTTTTCTAATTCACGATATGTTCCATTAGCTAATGCAGGCCACATTCTCAAAGTTTCCGTTATACATCTCGTCATAAAAGGTAATTCATAAAATGATTCATATGTTGGTGTATCATATTTTAACCAATAATTATCTATTTCTTTTATTAATTTTTCTTTATATTTCGAGTTTTGACACAATTCATATATCAACCATGTTAGTGTGTGACCTGTTGTATCGTGTCCCGCAAATGCAAATAATATTATATTTCCTATATCTTTTTCTAAATTATTGTTTTTTACAGATTCATGGAATAATTTACTTGCTGGTCCTTTAGATTTCATTGTTTCATTTAAAGCATCTTTTGAAAATTCTTTTAAATATTCTGTATTTATTCCAGCAAAAACATCTCTTATTTTTTTATTTGTTTTTTCTTCAAAATCATCTGAAAAACCAAACATTGCTAATTGTAGTTGAGCTTGTGTTTCATTTAAAAAAAATTCACTCATATTCACACATTCTGTATAATCATTAGACATTTTTTTCAATAATTCATTACATTTAGAAGATCTTTTTAAACTTATAGGAAATATTTCACTTAAAGTTGTTTTTGGTAAAAAAGCCATATTCATATCACCTCTTTGATTTTTCCAATCTTCATTATCTGTTGTTGATATAATACTATCATTTAATAATGATTTAAATATAGGTGCTTTTTTGATATGTCTTTTACATATTTTTTCTGCATCTTCAGGATGTGAAATAATTACTAGATTATCAACTCTTATATCTCCATTCCATTTATTAACTAAAGGTAAACATATATTTGAATTATAACCATATTTTTCTAATAATTTCATAATATAAGTGTGATTATATCCTAATAATATACTTTTAAAATATTCAGTACTTAATTTTTTTTTATCTTCATATGGTGATAAATTAAATATTTTTTCTGAAAAATCAAAATCAGTATTTAAATATTTTTCAATGATAGAATAATCATATGTTAATAATTCTTTTTGATCCCAAAAAAAATCAGGTATTTCCATATTATATTTATTTTATTATATTTATTTCTTAAAAAAATTATATATATATAAATATATATATAAATATGGGCGGAGGTTTAATGCAACTTGTCGCTTACGGAGCTCAGGATATCTATCTTACGGGTAATCCACAGATCACTTTCTTTAAAGTGGTTTATCGCAGACATACCAATTTTTCAATGGAATCTATTAAACAAATGTTTGATGGGACAACTGGATTTGGGAAGGAAGTATCAGCAACAATTTCAAGGAATGGTGATTTAGTTTACAGGATGTATTTGGAACATAGTGCTAAATTTGAAAGAACCTCGAGTAATACTGTTCAAAATGTAAATTTAGTAGAAAGATATGGTGATTCATTAATTAAAGAATGTGAGATAGAAATTGGAGGGCAAAAAATTGACAAACATACTTCTATGTGGAATCGTGTTTATTCTGATTTAACTCAATTTAATCCTAGTGGTTTTTTTTCTAAAGCAAATCCCGGTGCAGGTGAAACCAATACTCTATATCATTTAATGACAGGTAATAATAATGGATTTAATACAGAGGTTAACTCTTCAAAAGATCAATTAGGAGTAGGCGAATCTGATATTGGATTAAATTCTGTTAATATTAATGGTTTTACATATACTTCAGGGTTGGTATTCCCCGCGGTGAATGCGTCAATAATTGTTAACCGTATATTTATACCACTCAATTTTTGGTTTAATCGTAATCCGGGATTAGCATTGCCATTAATTGCCCTTCAGTATCATGAAGTTAAAGTTAAAATGATTTTTGAAGATTCTACAAATTTATCCAGGATTAACAATGGCGTAGGCAATACTTTTAGAGATGCTACACCGATTACAACAGCAGATACAACTGTTTCTGATACAGTTTTTAATTTATGGTGTGATTATATATATTTAGATACAGATGAAAGAAGAAGATTTGCTCAAGTAAGCCATGAGTATTTAATTGAACAATTACAATATTCTCAAAATACTATTTCGACACAAAATCCTTCTATAAATCTTAACTTCAATCATCCTGTGAAGGAATTGATCTGGACAATGAGAAATGAAACGACAGGGACAGGAATTGATTTAGGGGGGAGACATCAAAAGCCGGCAACTAATCTAGGTGACTCAACTTCGGGACCCGTTTCTATCGATGAAATGGGTGGGAAATGGAAATTAAAATTAAATGGTCATGATAGATTTAAAGAAAGAGATACTAAATATTTCACTAGAACGCAGGTATGGGAACATCATACTGGATATGGAGGTGTTCCAGTCTTAGCAGGGTGCGAGGCTAATTCCAATGATTCTCAATTTTCATCGGCATTCTTCATTGGCGGTGATTCAATTGGTGTTTATTCATTCGCACTAAAACCGGAAGAACACCAACCTTCCGGAACATGTAATTTCTCAAGGATAGATAATGCCCAATTATCGGGTCAAGACTTACAGGTATTTACAAAATATACGGCAGGTAGTACCGCATCATTAAGAGAATTATCAGACGAAAATGCAGCGAATACAAAACTCACTGTATTTGCTGTCAATTACAATGTCCTCCGTATCATGTCAGGTATGGGTGGTCTTGCTTACAGTAACTAAATTAATTATTTCTTTGAACATTTGTTTGATGCAATAATTTAACTGATTGTTTATTTCTATCTAATCTTTTTTTTGATGTATTTTTCATTGTTTCCCAAATTTGAATATATTTTTTATTTTTGTAAGGTAATTTTCTACTATGAATTTCATTCATAAATTGATGATAACATGTTAAACATCTTTGATATAAATCAGGTCTATCAATATTATTATATAATTGTTGAGAATATTTTAATGAAATATTCCAACATTCTTCATTAAGTGATTCATTAAAATATGATTCACTTCTTCTCTTATCTTTGAAAATTCTATTACTCATATTATTATTAATAATATTATTAATCTTTTAAATATTTTAAATTATATTTTTTTATATATTTATTTTTCTTTTTTTGGTATGTGTTATTAATAAGACTATAAGATATTTTATATAAAAACATAAAATATCTTTCTAAAATTATTGATAATAAAATTTTATTCTTATAAGAATAAATTAAATAATAAAAAAAATAATTAATAATTGGTGATCTAAAAAATAAGAATAAATTTATTTTTTTATATTTTACATAATTTTTTAATAATCCTAATGTTGGTATTATAAAGAATAATAAATGATTCATAACATATATATATAATTATAAGATATAATTTAAATAATTATAAATTTCATCATTATTTTTAAATTTACCTTTTTGATATAATTTCATATAAATTTTTTCCAAACATAAGGCATCACCAAGAGCTCTATGTTCTTGAATAATATCAATATTATAAGAATTACATAATGATTTTTGATTATAATAAGTTCTACCGGGTAATAATTTTCTAGAAAGAAGTAATGTATCAATATAATGAATATTAAATTTTTTAAATTCTTCTATATTGTGTGAATTTTCATTTAGATCAATTAATAATCTTTTAAAGAAGATAAAATCAAAGGTGGTGCCATTATGGGAAACAATTAAATTAAGATTATTTTTGCCTAAATTTTCAATTAACCAATTATAAAATGCAATATAGCAAATTTCCCATGATTTTCCTTCATTGCTGAGCATTCTATTTGTAATATTGGTTATATCAGTAATTTTTTTTGAAATTAATTTTCCAGATTTAGGTTTAACAAGCATATTGAATATGTTATCTTCACCTAAAATTTTCGCACCGATTTCAATGATATCATCATGATAAGGATTTAAACCACTTGTCTCAAAGTCAAGAATAATTGTTTTACCACTCATATTTATTAAATAATGTATTTAAATATATTTTAAGTAGTTAAAATCAAATTTATAATGATAATAAGAACAGTTGAATTTTCATCAGAATTATTTAGTGGTTTTACATTAAGGATAGAAATAACTAATTTTAAAAGTTTACAAGAATTAATTGATTATAGTAAAAGTGAATTATTATCAATATTAATGATATATAATTTTATATCATTAATAGAAATATTCAAAAAATGTAATTTTCATATTCATACTCATAATATAGATGAAATATTTGAAAATGATGATATCGTTTATATTTGTGATCATTGTTAAATTAAATAATAAGTAAATTAAGAACCATCATCTGATCTAGGATTAGGACCTGATGTAGGAGGCGCTTTGCTTTCAGTTGGTAAATTAGAATCAGATCTAGATTCGGAAGATAGACCCATATTCATTCCACTTAAAGATGTTTGGGTATTGGTATCAATATTAAGATTTTCAATGCTATTGCTAATTTGGTTGGATGTAATATCAGGATTCCCTGACATTAATGGTTGATCAATGACTGGATTATTAGGGAATTGTACTCCTGCATCAAAATAGCTATAATCAGGTAATAATTCATAAGTTTCATCTGCTTTAATTTCAAAATATTTACCCGCAGTTGTTAAACCCGTTGATCTACCAGGAAATAAACCACTAACAATATCATCAACAGAAGGACAATCGGTATTATTCTCGGGGCAAGGTGGGCAAGATGGAATTTTAGAATTTTCAGGGCAAATACAGTCGGGACATTTATTATTTGTAGGACATGTTACATTAGGACATTCGGGGCAAGAAAAATCAATACTATTGATATCATTTTTCATTTCTGAACTCAATGAATATTGATTAAATAACATACCCATGATTATAAATATTAAAATTACTAATAAAACTTGTAATACCATTATTTGTGAACGAGGATTCATATAATAATACATTTCTTATATAAATATAAATATAAATAAAATTTTATTTATTTAAATTCATTGGGATCAACAAAATAATCATCTCTTTGTTCTATCATCAATTGATCTGATAATCCTGAATTTAAAAACGCACTAAATGAAATATCTTCCATCATTTGTTTTATAAAATGAATAGCATACATACCACATTGTGCGTTTATTGATTGATAAGATTTATCATTATAAAAATATTTAATATTGCAATTACATTTTTTGCTTTGTTTTAAAATTTTATCAATCAAATCTTGTATTTGTTTAGGTGGTTTACGACCATAACTATCAAAATAATAAATTCCTGGATTTCCATTTAAATTTCTCCCTTTTACATCAACATACATTGATATCCAATGTTGACCACTTTTTGTATGAGGATGTGTATTGAAAACGATTCCTATTTTATCTTTCTTTTTTTTTATATGTTCTTTTAAATTAAAAGAACATAAATGACTAACTGAACAATTCGAAAAATCTATAGGAACAGCTCCATAAGAATAAAAATTTTTATCTTTTTGTTGATGTTGTTTTAATGAATCTTCAATATCATCTGTTGATAACCATGCATTATCATCGCCATCCCAATCTTTAGGCATTACTGGTTTAAATGATTGTTTTACTTTTTTTTTATCATCACCTAATTCTTTTAAAATATCTTTTAAAGATAATATACAAGATTCTGATTTACAATCATACATATTATTCATAATTTCTAATATTTCATTATGGATATCTTCAGTTGACTGTGATAGATCAATTGATATTTTCTTTTTTTTGTTTAAAATTTTAGCAATTTTCATAATTAATTTATCGTCTAAACAGGAACCATTTGAAGGATTAGAATCCGGTGAACAATGTTTTGGTTGATGCATTTTGATTCTATATCCGCCTTTTAATTTATTTTCAGGCTTGGGCATATATATATTTAAAAACTAGATAATATATATTATATAATATGGAAGACACAAAAGATACAATTATCGGTAAAAAAAATCAATTAATTGATATTGTTCAGGGAATAGTAAATGATTATAATATTATGAATGAAAGTAAAATACAAAAAGCTTGTGAAACTGATCTAGAATTTAGAAGATTGAATGATATTATTAGAGAACAAGAAAGTAATTCTGAAGATTTATTAAATAAATTGAATAATTGTGAAAATGATAATAAAAAATTAAAAAAACAATTATTTGAATACGAAACAATGATAAAAGATTTACAAGATAAAGTTGTTGAATTAGAAACACAAAAAGAGGATCAAGATAAATTTACAATTGTCCGTAAACAAGCAGATGAAATCACTGGTAAGGACAGAGAAATTGATCGTTTAAATCATTTAATTATTAATTTAAAAGAATCAAAAAATAATAAAAAATCTAAAAAAATAGATCAAGTTATTGGTATTGTTGAAGAAAAAGTAAATGAAGAAACGGGGGAAAGTAATCCCAATTTTGATTATTCTTATGAAGAAATAGTGAAAAAAGTTGAAAAGAAAGAAGAAGTTGTTGAAGAAAAAGAAGAAGCTGTTGAAGAAAAAGAAGAAGCTGAAGAAGTTGAAGAGGAAGTTGAAGAGGAAGAAGAAGAGGAAGAAGAAGAGGAAGAAGAAAATATAATCACATTTATGTATAAATCGAAAGAATATTGTTATATTGAAGATGATGATTCTTATTCTGCATATTTAGTAGAAGATGGGAAAAGAGGGGGATTAGTTGGAAAATGGGGTCAAACTAAAACAGGTCGTAAAAAGTTAATGAAATAATTAAAATATATATTTATAATATAATGGTACAGGCAAGCTGTGATTTTAATAATAGTTATATGAGTTTCAATCCATCTGAATATGCATTAAATAATAGTGCGTTAGGAGCGGGTGATATATCATGTGGGAGTCAATCATCCGTTCAATTTGGTGGTGGTAAAAGAAGAAGAAGAAAGAGTTCTTCTAGAAAAACAATGAGAACTAGAAGAACTAGAAGAACTAGAAGAACTAGAAGAACTAGAAGAACTAGAAGAACTAGAAGAACAAGGAGGACAAATCGTAAAAAGAGATCTTTAAGAAAAAAGAAATTATCAGAGGATGAGTTAGAGGTTATGAAACCTAAAAGAAAATCATCAAAAAAGAGATCATCAAGGAGAATAATGAGGGGGGGGAATGATTGTAATAATAGAGATATAACACAAATAGAAGTATAAATTTTGATGATGATTCTGATGATGATTCTGATGATGATTCTGATGATGATTCTGATGATGATTCGGATGATGATTCTGATGATGATTCTGATGATGAATAATTTATTTATAATTTATTTATAATTTATGATTTAATAATTCAATATATTTTTTAGAAATTTCATCTTTAGAGAAAGAATTTTTAAAAGTTGACATAAATCTTTGATGATCATTTAAATATGTTTCAACTAAATAAGGATCTATATAATTAGATTTACAAACAGATTTTGTATTATGTAATTTATTTGCAATTGCTTCTAATGATTGATTAATTATTTTTTTTCTTTCATTTAAAGATGAAATTTCATCATGTTTTAAAAGTAGTGTTATAAATTCTAAATTAGCAATCCAGGTTCTAAAATTTTTTGCAGAAAAATCACCAAATTGTTTTAAATATTTATTAACATCTGTTGATTTTAAATTATAATATTTATTTTTATAACGATATGTAAATATTCTATCTTTTTTATGTAAAGTTCTTTTTTTCATTTTCAAATTTTTACTTAATTTTTTATTTTTAACACTACATGTATTTTGAACTCCCTTTTTACCGATAAAATCTAATATAACGGTATCTCCACTAATTTTAATATGTTCATTTAAAAGAGTTGTGACACCATGGGATTTATTTTCTTTTAAATATTTATCATTACCGATTCTAAAATTGCATTCAATAATAAGTTTAAGAGCAGATGCAATTTGTTTATTTTTAGAATCATTTTCATTAAACATATCTTTATTAATTTGTTTAATAATTTTATGATAAGATTTACCGAATTCAATCATATGATCATATTTTTTTTCAGATTGTTTTTTTGTAAAATTTTTATTGTAAACATATTGTGGTCTATTTTTTGTATCATATCCTATAGCTAAAATTGTATCATTTTTATTTAAATTTATTTTAACATTATTGTGGGCGGGTGGAATATAGAGACCTTGAAGGCACATTTTCACAATTTTAGGATCAACTTTATTTTTATTCTTGTCAAAATAGATATAAGAATATTTTTGATTTCTTTTATGTTTAATAATTCTAGTAATATAATCTTCCATAAGATATCTTCTAATATTTACAAATATAAAAAAATAATGTTAATTAAATAATGATTTAAATTTTTGATAAGCATCATGATCTAATCCTATCATATTCATAAAATCCGGATCATTTCCATTTACTGCTATTTTAACAATACCAATGGAATCGTACCCCTCTTCAACCGACCGATTAAATAAATGAGAATAACCATTATCATTCAAAAATTTACATAAACCTATTATTTCGGGATAACGATAATCATTGCATTGAGAATTAGGACGCCCCCCAAATAATCTTTTCTTTCTATTTTTTCTAGTTCTTTTATTTTTTCTAGTTCTTCTTGTTCTTCTTGTTCTCCTTGTTCTTCTAGGTTTTATAGTTCTTATAGGTTTTCTAGTTTTTCTAGTTTTTCTTGATTTTCGTGATTTTCGTGATCTCTTAAATCCTCCTAATTGTGAATAAGATAATTTACTTGAATAATCTTCCATTATATAATATATATATAAAAAAATATATAGTATAAAATATAGTATATAATGTATGGAATTAAGAATAATAAAGTGATACAATAATATTTACAAATATAAAAAAATATAAAAATATAAAAATATAAAAATATAATATAAAAATAAAATATATATATATATATATATATATGGTAAAAAGAAGATCATCAAATATGTCAAGGAGAGTATCTCGAAGAGCATCTAGAAGAGTATCTAGAAGATTATCAAGGAGATCATCAAGAAGATCATCAAGAAGAGTATCTAGAAGAGTATCTAGGAGATCATCTAGGAGATCAAATAGAAGAACAAAAAGAAGATCAAATAGAAGATCAAGAAGATCATCAAGAACTAAAAGTTTAACAAGTTTATTATCAGTAACTAGTGATATACCACGTGTTTTTAAAAAAAGTGGTAAAAGAATTATAGATGTTTAAAAATCATAAAACATAATAATCCAATCATCTTCTCTATTTAATGAATTAAAATGATCTATAATTTTATTAAAAAATGAATTATTAAAATTATTATTTTTTTTTATTTTTTCATATATTGTATAAAAATGATGCATTTATATATTAAATGATTATTTTTTAATAAAATTTTTAAGATCATTAAAATTTCTATCATCAGATGGAAATTTAGTAGATTTATTATTTTTGATTTTTATAATAGTTGGATAAACTTCAATATTATATTTATTTAATAAAGATTTATTTTTGTCACCATTTATTTTAACAAAATGAATATTTTTTAATTTTTTGAGTTTATTCCATGTTTGATTAAAATCTTTACAAAATTTACAATTATCTTTATAAAAATATATAACTTTTGTATATTGTTTTTTCTTTGTTCTTTTTCGGGTATTTTTTCTAGTATTTTTTTTAGATTTATATTTTTTTTTAGTTTGTGCTTTTATTTTTTCAATATAATCTTGATTATATTCAATAATTCTAGGATTATAGCTTCTTTCACCGTAACGATTTATTTTTTTCTTTCTACAAACAGATAAAATATCATCTTTAATTTTATTAACAGAATAATCATAATCAACTAATAGATTATTAATTCTTTTTTGAGAGATGCTTAATTTATGATAAGGAATTGATTTTTTTCTTATATTTTTCAAATAAAGGAATTCATTTATGGGATTTAAAGGTTTAAATATATCTCTATCAAAGGAAATTTTGGGGCCATAAATTTTAAGATTATTCATAAAGAAATTATGTAATTTAGGATATTCTAGAAGACCCCAAACAATAAGACCATTAAAAATTTCATATGAATAAGAAATATTTTCATAAAAAATTCCTTCTTTATTATCGGATAAGAATGCTTTTGGTAAAAATTTAGGGATATCTTTATCGATTTCAACAAAATAGGGAATAATTTTTTCTTTTAAATTAAATTCTATTCCTGCAGGCTGTTTAAACCATGGTTTAGGATTAAATGCAGCCATATGGATTCCAAAGGCATTACATGGATCCAGAGCCCAACTTTGAAATCCGTGTTCAATATAAGTCCATTTACCAGAATATCTTTTAGTTAAATAATTTTGTTCTGGGTAACAATATGAATTTTTAACAAATTTTCTACCAGAAGGAGTTGAGAAATCGAATGTATAAAATCCACTGTGTACTTTATCAACACCCATCCATTTTTTGATGGGTTGTTTAAGTTCATGAATCATTTCATCATATTCTTTTTTATTAGGAGTAATTAATAATAAACCTGCGTTAACATCAGAACCCCCTGGTTGATCAATATCAGTGAAAATTTTAGGTATTAATTTACCATGTTTTAAAAAATCACAACGATCCCAATGGAAAGATTCAGAATATGGTATTTTTTTACGATTTTCCACCCATCCAGCGGGAGTATTTAACATAAATAATGAATCATAAAAATTTAATGGTACTAAATCAGAATCAACAAAACAAACTTTTTCATAAGGAAAATATTCAGGATTAAATAAATGTAATTTGAAAAATACATGAACATATGGATGTGATTTTGTATAATTTGGACAATTTTTAAATAAATCAGGATCTGTCAAAATAGTTTTTAATTTCCCTTTACCACCCATATCATATGGTGAAATATATGGGACATATATAACTTTATCAAAAACAACTTCTAATTTAGTTTTATCTTTTTTAGAAATATCATGAGTTATAAAACAAATAATATCAGCATTTGTTTTTTGTCTCTTTAAACCTAGTCCAGCTAATATGCAACCATCAAGATATGATGGTTCTCCAGTTTTAGGATTAGGGAACATACCGACAGCATAAGCAAATCTTTTTTTTCCATCTTTTATCATTAAATTTTTTTTAGGCATTTTAATTTTAAAAGTATCATCACAGAATAACATAGAATCAATATCTGCAATAAAAATATTATCACTATTTTTATCTTTTGAATCTTTAAAAGTTTTAATTTTATATTCAGTATAATCATCATTTTCATCAATTTTACTAAATTCCAATTCAGGTGGTCTTACATAGTGAATACCCTCTAATGCACTCATTTTATATATAACATATATTTATATTTAAAGATAAATAAAATAATATATTATTTAAGATATAATAGTATAAAATTTCATTTAAAGAATGAAAAATAAATATATATATAATGGAAGATATATTTCAAGAAATTGAAAAAGAAAAAGAAGAAAGATTTAAAAAATCATGGTCGAAATTAGATAAAGGATCCAAATTAAATAGATTATCTATATTTATTAAGATGCAAAAATCAGAATCAGAATTCAGTGATTCAGTAGAAAAACAATTAAAAGATTTATTATATAGATTATGTGAATCTGGGGCATTAAATAAAATAAATGAAATTGAATATTGTAATGAAAAATTTCAAATAATGAAAATTAAAAATTTAGAATTTAATGATTCAACTGGAAAATATGAATACAAAAAGCTTGAGAAAAAAAAAACAAATATTTCTAAATCTAAATCAAATATAGAAAAACATCTTTCTAGAAGTAAAACAAATAAAATAAAATAAAGAAAATAAATAGTCATTTGAAATTTGATATTAATGCTACTATTTATTGTAAAATATGCAAAATATACAAAATATACAAAATATACAAAATATACAAATATACAAAATATACAAATATACAAATATAAATATACAATGGAAAATATCATTGATGCGGATTTTAATACATTAAATATAAACGACTATGCAATCCATGATAAAAAACCTTGCATAATTTTAAAAATTAAAAAATATGGTAAAGTTCAAATTTTTAAAGAAAATAAAAAATCTACAGTTAACCCTTTAAAATTAATAAAAATAGATGAATCAGAATATAATATGTTATTAAATATTCAATTATCAAATGTAGATAATGATACAGTTAATAAAATAAATGATACAGTTAATAAAATAAATGATACAGATAGTGAAAATAGTGATAATAATGATAATAATGATAATCATTTATATAAAAGAAAAAAAAGGAAATATAATTCAAAAGAACAATCTAAAAAAAATTATTCATTTTATGGTAATAATAAATGTATTCTTACAAATGAAGGACCCATTGAAATGGCCCATATAATCCCTTTAGACGAATTTAATGATGAATCAATTAATATGATTCCTTTAAGAGGAGATTTACATGCATCATTTGACATGTATAAATGGTGTGTTAATCCCAAGGGTGATGATTTAACAGATGAAGATATTGAAAAATGGCCTTTCACTCAATTTGGAGAATTTAAAAAACATAATATTTTAATTAGTCATAAAACACCCAAATGGTTTAGTATTTATAATTATAAAGATAATTATATACCGATTTTTATAAAATCACAAAAATATTTAGATTTAGCTTTTGAAAATTTCAAAAATGAAAATTTTGCCAAATAAGTTATTATTTAAATATTAATTAATTTATTAATTAAATGGTAATTAAAAGATTAATATTATCGGGTGGAGGTCCATCCGGTATTTGTTATGGGGGTATTTTTAAAGCATTATTTAATAAAAAAATAATCAATCAGAATTTAGATGGAATAGAAGAAATTATAACTACATCTGTTGGTATCTTACCATGTTTAACTTTGTTATTGAAAATAGATATAAATATATGGAATAAATTGATAATAGAATATGATTTAAATAATTTTTTAAATATTGAAAATTTGGATATTAGTGATTTTATTAATGAGTGTGGTTTATTTGATACTGATGGTATAGAAAAAATATTTAAATCGATTATTAAAAATTATTTAGATTGTGATGATTTATCATTAAAAGAATTATATGATATTTCAAAAATAAAATTAGTTGTTAAAGTGTTTAATGTAACTAAGAGATATATGGAATATATTTCTTATGAAAATTATCCAGATTTATCTTTTGTAACTCTTGCAAAAATGACAACATCTATTCCTTTATTTTTTAAACCAGTCTTATATAATGATTGTATGTATGTTGATGGAGGAATAAAGGGTTCAATTCCGATTGATTATATAAAAGATAATAAAAATGATTATTTGGGAATATTTATTACTGGAGATGAAGGTACATTGGATACATTTTTTAAAAATGAGTTTTTTAAAACTTTACCTATAGTAAAAATAATATTTTCCATAATGCTCAATGATTATAATACTGAAAATGAAAAAATATTAATAGAAAATAATAAAAATATAATAAAAATACCTCTTTTATTTGGTTTGAATTTTGATATAGATGAAAATTTTAAAAAAAAAATTATTCAAAAAAGTTATGAATTAACAATGGAATATTTAAATGTTAATGAAGAAAAAGAAGACGATGAATCAGACTAATTCTAAATTATTCTTGTGAAAATATGTATATTTATTTTCATTTGTTTCAACTTTAATAATTGATCTCCCTGATTTATGGGTATCATCTTTCTTTGATACCACCTTCCCCCTTACATTAACATGGTCTTTATGTTTACCCATATATCTTACTTCTGTACCGTCAGTGAATTTATTATTTGGAATTTTCTTGTGTCTTAGTCCATTGGTTGAATAAACACCGCCTTTTTGATATTTCCCTGTCCCAGTATGGAGACCACCATAATTCTTATTGTTCCAAGATCCCGGTGCCATTATTTTTTTTCTATCTTATTTAAGATAAATGATTTATATTTAAATATTTTTATTATAATTCAATGTAATGCAAATCAAATTTTGAATGATTAATATATAATTTTATGTTTAAAAATAATATAATTTTATTATATGATTAATATAGATACTAAATGGAAATACAATTATCAAGATTTAATATGAATGATATAAAAGATGATAAAGTTGTTGTTTTAATCGGTAAACGCGAAACAGGGAAATCTTTTTTATGTAAAGATATATTATATCATCACAGTTCTATCCCTGTTGGTCAGGTAATATCTGGTACTGAAGCAGCCAATGAATTTTATTCAAAAATGGTTCCCAAATTATTTATTCATGAAGAATATCAACCCCCGATCATTTCTAATATCTTAAAAAGACAAAGATTAATGCTCGATCAATGTAAGGCCAATCCTTCTATAGATCCAAGAGCATTTTTAGTTTTAGATGATTGTTTATATGATAATTCATGGACAAAAGATAAAAATGTAAGAAGTTTATTCATGAATGGTCGTCATTTTAAAATTTTATTTATGATCACAATGCAATATGCGCTTGGAATTCCTCCAAATTTAAGAACAAATATAGATTATATATTTATTTTAAGAGAAAATTATGTAAGTAACCGAAAAAGATTATATGAACATTATGCGGGCATGTTTCCTAATTTTGAGATGTTTTGTCAAGTGATGGATCAATGTACGGAAAATTTCGAATGTTTAGTTATTCATAATAATGCAAAAAGTAATAAATTAACAGATCAAGTATTCTGGTATAAAGCAGATCCTCATGATAATGTAAAATTGGGTAGTCAGCAATTTTGGGATTATTCAGAAAATAATGCGTCTGAAGGTCAAGTCGGTGGTGGTGAAGCGGAATATTCTAATTCAAAATATGTTATTAATAAAAAATATTAATCATTTTTTAATAAAATTTTATCATCTTTTTTAGTAATATAATTATAAGCTATAAAAACATTCATACTTATAAATAAAACTCTAAAATCTATTAAATCAATTATCATATATATATTATATATGATTAAAAAAATCTGGATCAACTGGTAAAGGTTTTGATTTTTCAATTGGTCTACCTAATTTTAAATTATTAAAATCCATTGATTGTGTTGTCGGATCTTTAAATCTAGTTATATCAAATAAATAATTTTTTGTATAACCAAATGGTTGTATTAATGTTTTTTTTTTAGATAATTGTCCTATACCAATTTCATATTGTTCAGGACAATTTAATATAGGATTATCATATAATTCTCCATAATTTATATATCCTGATTTATTATTTTTACATATTAATATTAATGATAATATTAATATACTAGCTAAGAAGATTTTATTCATAATATAATCATTATATTTTATTAATAAAATAATAAAATAATATTATTATCCTGATGGGATTAGTTTCATAACTAATGATACTTCGTCTAATCCAGAAGACCATGTTACACCATAATCTTCACCGGTAATCACATCATCATCTTGGAGAAATGTTAAGTCATCTCCTTTGGAAGGTTCTCCTAGTTCTATTTGTTCTTCTAGATGTTCTTCTAGATTTCTTCTAGTATTTCTTCTGGGTGTTCTTCTAGTAGTTCTTCTATTGGAACGCATTATATATATATATAAATATAAATTTGATTTAAAAATATTTCTTTTATTAATTTATAATGGAAACAACATTATCAAATAATGGTTATAAAATAAAAAAGAAAAATTTAAAATTAACAGAATTAAAACAAATAAAAAAAGATTTATCAGTAAATCCATATGTTTATGGAGATTTCGGTGATAAAAATGAAAAAAAATTTCAATTATTTTTAGAAAGTCCCAATAGTTTATATTTACCTAGATTTTATGGCCAAGATAAATTTGGTAATCCATTAAATAATAAATTGGGGGGGGGTACAGATATAAATATTAAATTTAATGGATCATTAAGAAAAGAACAAGAACCAATTATAAAATCTTATTGTGATAATGCCCATAAGAATGGGGGGGGGATTATATCACTAAAATGTGGGGGAGGAAAGACGGTATTATCGTTATGGATAATATCGTTATTAAAGAAAAAAACAATTGTTGTTGTTCATAAAGACTTTTTAATGAATCAATGGAGAGATAGAATATTAGAATTTCTACCTGAAGCTAGGATTGGTAAAATTCAACAAAATACAATTGATATTGAAAATAAAGATATAGTCTTAGCAATGGTTCAAAGTTTATCAATGAAAGAATATGAAGAAGATACATTTTCATCTTTTGGATTAGCGGTTTTTGATGAGTGTCATCATCTAGGCGCAGAAGTATTTCATAAATGCATGAGTAAAGTTGCTTCTAAATATATGTTAGGTTTATCGGCGACACCTGATAGAAAAGATGGTTTAAGGAAAGTATTTGAATGGTATATAGGTCCTTTAGTTTATATTACAAAGGAAACAAACACTGATTATATTGAGACAAGAGTATATGAATATTATAATGAAAATAAAGAATATTGTAAAGAAGAAATTCTTTATAATGGAAAAACATGTATGCCGAGATTAATTAATAATATTTGTAATTTTAAAGAAAGAATAGATTTTATTAACAATTTAGTGATTAAAGAATATAATTTAGGTAGAAAAATTCTTATTCTTTCGGATCGAAGGGATTTTCTTAATTATACCAAAAAATTTTTAAATGAAACATTAAAAAAAGAATGTTCTGGTTTGTATGTAGGTGGAATGAAACCAGATGAATTAAGGATTTCACAAGAAAAAGATATTATTTTAGGAACATTTTCTATGGCATCAGAAGGAATGGATATACCAAAATTAAATGCAATATTTCTTGCATCACCAAAATCAGATGTAGTACAATCAGTTGGTCGTATATTAAGAGAAAAACCAGAAGTTCGTAAATTTCATCCTTTAATTGTTGATTTTAATGATATTCATCCAAATTTTATTCAATTTTCAAAACAATGTGAAAAAAGAATAAACTTTTATAAAAAATGTAATTATGATATTCATCTCTATAAAATTGATGGTTCTATAGAAAAAATAGAAAATAGAAAACCTCGTAAAAAAAAAGATAATAAAGAAGAAATTCTTAATTGTTTATTTGAATAATACTTTTAAATCATTGTAACACCCTTTAATCTTATATTCCAGTATCTTCATCTTCTGATAGACTATCTATCTACCATTACTATTCTCTTTAATTGATTGTTCCAACGATTTTTTATTCTATTTGCTGGTCTCCTATATTTTTCTCCACCACTCCTCTTTCGCACTCCAGACAATTCTCTCTCTAAATCTGCCCAACTATGTTTATGTTTACCCGGTGATCTTTTTACATGTTCAATAATTTTTGTATCTTCATCACGTGTGAAAGGATCAGGACAGATTTCTGGATCTACATGATCGTTCCATCTATTAAAGCACTGTAAACGAGTACGACCTGTATCTAATTCCTCTGCAACCTCAGTCCATGATTTAGGTATACCACCCCACATCTCACGTTGCTTTATTTCTAATAGTGATTGATCTTCTTCAGGAGTCCATACACCTCCTTTTTTTAGAAGACTTCCCATTCTAGTTTTACAATCAACGGGGGTCTTACCATTAAAATATTTTGATATTTCCGTCCAACTACTTCTATGCTTTCCATAAAGTCTTTTCAGTTTTTGGTCTTCATGAGGTTTCCAGATATTAGATTTTTGTATACCCCTTCCAGTACTATAAGCTACTGAACTCCTCTTCCCTTTCTGTTTTTCCCCTTCTGTTTTTTTCATTAATTTTGATGATCCACCTCCAGATCCACCCGTATATCCACCCGCATATCCACCCGCATATCCACCCGCATATCCACTAGCAGATGGATCAAAACCACCTCCAGCAGATGGATCAAAACCACCCCCATCAGATAAATTCTTTTTATTTGGTTGGAGATCACCAAATTCACCCCAAAGAGGCACTGGGACTTGGACTTGGACTTCATTTATATTCCCCCCATATGGTTGTAACTGTAATACTGAACCTTTGGGAAAATCGTCGGCTGGTACATCGAATCCCGGTATATTTGATACCTTTGAACCACCACCTCCTTCATAAAATTCCATATCTTGTCCCATATCTTGTTCCAATAATTCCATTCTTTGATGTGTCTCCAGTGTTTCTTGATCGGGGGAACTCGGTAAAAATCCGGGGTCGCCTTGTTCTTCCTCGGGACTATACTGTTGTCCAATTCCATAATTAGTGACTGGTGGTGCTATCGCAGATATAGGTGGTGGTAATAGATGGGACTCATTGTGATCAATTGGTCCTATATCTGGTGGAACTACTAATTGATTCTCTCTACCTTTCAGATTTTTATAGACATTTCTTCTTCTTGAGCTTCTTCTTGAGCTTCTTCTTGAGCTTCTTCTTGAGCTTCTTGACCTTCTTCTTGACCTTCTTCTTGAGCTTCTTGACCTTCTTCTTGACCTTCTTCTTGACCTTCTTGTCTTTCTTCTCGACCTTCTTGACCTTCTTGTTCTTCTTGTCTTTCTTCTCACTGTTTTTTTCTTACGAGTACCCCTTTCCAATGTTACTCTACTATTTTCCCATACATCAGATACCCCTCCTATCATATATATTTATTATATTATATTATATTATATTATATTTTAATTTTCATCATTATTATTTTCCTTCATTTTTGGAAAAACCTTAAAACGATGTGTTTCATTATCTGTTAATAGAGGACCACCGTGTACTCCCATAACATCCATGCAAATTGTCTTTCCTTCATTACTCTTTCCTAAATTAAAAGAAACATATTCTCCTGGAAATAATCTCTTATATCCATCTGTCGTAATATTACTAAAATGAACAAAGAAATCTTTACCAGTATTTTCATTATCAGGAGTCATTACATTAACAAACCCAAATCCTTTCTTTGAATTAAACCATTTAACATTTCCAACTAGTGACATCTTCGGTTACTATACATTATTATTATAATAAATCTTTATATAGTTTATGTTTTTATTATTTATAATATTAATCATAATTGCATTTTTATATAAAAAATACTATGAGTTACAAAAATTTAACATCAATGCAACAGTTCAACAAATACAAAATCCTAATTCTGTTGTTATTAAAGATAAAATAAAAGAAAATAATCCACTTATTATTCATAATCTAGCAAATAAATATGAATTATTTCAAAATTTATCTTTTAATAATTTAAATTTAAAAAATCAAGGATATATAATCAATGATAATAATAAATTTATTTCTCTAGAAACATTTACTAAAGATAATTCTAATCTACATATTCACAATAATCAACAACTAATTAAAGATTTAAATTTAGAAAATGATTTAAAAGATATATTTAAATATTTTAAACCAAAATTATCATATGATAATTACAATTTATCATTATTGAAGGGTAATTATTCTATAGAATTATCACAAAATAATAAAAATGGTTTATTAATCTTTCAAATTTATGATAAATCTACATTGTATCTTATTCATCCGAAACATAAAGAAGATATTTTAAATAAAAATAATAATTCTATAAAAAAATGGGCTCATAAAATAAATTTAGAACCTAATTTAATTGTTTATATACCATCACAATGGTATTATTTTTATGAATGTGAAAAATCATCTATAATTTCCACCATAGATTATTATACTATAATTTAGATACTGTTTTATATTCACAATTATTAATTATTTTATGAGATTCTTATAACTTACAAATTTTAATTTATTTGTTTTTTCTTTTATCTAATAATTGGCATCTTTGTCTCATTCTTCAATAATTATTTATTAGTATTTTTACTATACAAATTTCAAATTTTTAACGATAGTCTTTAAAAAGATTCATATAATTCAAAATCTATTTCTTCAATATTACTATTATATTTTTTAATAATTTTAGTAGCTTTTAATATATCAGGTTCTCCATTTATATCTTTTATTATATTTTCATCTAATAAATTATTAAATTCATCTATATTAATTTTATTATAAATATCTAATATTTCTTGAACAGTATTTCTTTTTGGAATTACTACCCAATTACTATTGTTTATTTTTAATAAATTTACTTTCATAATATAGTATTTAATATTATATATTTAAATACTATCGTTAAAAATTTGAAAAGATTAATTAGATTATTAATCGCAGAAATGAATCCCTCGTTCCATTTAAAATTACATAATTTTTACTATTATCTGTTTTAGCATAAACAGTGATAATTTTAGATTTCATATCTATATATTTCTATATATTATAATGCTAGTGCTAGTGATGATGATACACAAAAAAGATACCCTCCCTGAGCTGGATGAGGAGTAGGCCCTAAAAAAGAAATAATTTATTTTTAAATGTAAATTTGATAATCAATTTAGAGATAAAAATACATAAATTACTATAAATAAAAATGTTTTTAATGTGTCTTTTTAAAGTTCAACTTGCTAAAGAATTTCAAAAAGATATGCCCGGTAACAAAAAAGATACTTCAAAATATAAAAAACCTCCTATAGGATGGATTATGTCTGAAAAATATGATGGTTACAGAGCTTTTTTTGGATATGATAAAAATGGAATTGGTCACTTTTATTCAAGATCAGGTAAAGAATTTTATCCTCCAAAATGGTTTTTAAATTCAATGCCTCCTGCAGAACTATTGGGGAAAAATATTATTGATGGGGAATTGTGGGCGGGTCGTGATAATTTTCAATTAATGGGAGTTGTTCGTAAAAAAACACCCATTGATGAAGAATGGATTGATATTCAATATATTACATATGATATTACAACTTTTGATGATACATTTATTAATAGATTAAAAGAATTAAATAAAATAATTAAATTTTGTGAAGCAAGATGGAAAATCATAAAGAAAAGAACTCTTGTATCTCCATATAATAATTTAGATTCACCTATTCAATTTGCAGAACAAATAAAAATAGAATCTTATGAACATATGGAAAAATATTATAAAAATATTATTGAAAATAATGGTGAAGGTATCATGTTGAAACATCCTTCAGAAAAATATAAAGATGGAAGAAGTTCAGAATTATTAAAATATAAACCAACATTTGATCGTGAAGCAATTATTATCGATTATAAATTTGGTAAAGGGAAATATAAAAATTTATTAGGAAGTTTCATTTGTAAACCTTTAATTAATCATGATACATATATGACCATAGATGATGATGAAGATCATGAATTCACATTGTCTGGTATGAATGATGAAATTCGTAAAAATTATAAACAAACGCACCCAATAGGGACAATTATTACTTTTGAATATTCAGGATTAACTGATAAAGGAGTACCTCGTTTTGGTAGATATCTTCGTAAAAGAACAGATGTTATCTTAAAAGAAAATTCATCTGATAATAAATTAAAAAAAATTATTGAAATTTTTACCAAAATAGAAGAACATTGCAAAAATAATTATGATCATTTCAGAGCTAAATCTTATTCAAAAGCTTTAACAGGATTAAAGAAATTAAAAGATGATTCGGAATTAACTGAAAAAAATCTTTCAATTATTGAAGGAATTGGAAAAGGTTTAAAAGATAAAATAAGAACAATTATTGAAACCGATACTTGTCCAGATTATGAAAAAATTATATCTAATAAAGATAATAATCTAATAAAAGAATCATTTTTAAAAATTCATGGTGTCGGACCTAATTGTGCTCAGAAATTAATTAATAAAGGTTTTAAATCAATTGGTGAGTTAAAAAAATGTGATAATATCGATGATTATTTAAATGATGTTCAAATAAAAGGATTAAAATTTTATGATGAAATTTTAAAAAGAATCCCATATAAAGAAATTGAAAAACATGAAATTTATTTAAACAATCTATTATCAAAAATAGATGAAAATTCTGATTTAACAATTGCAGGTTCATATCGTAGAAAAAATAAAGATAGTGGGGACATTGATGTATTAATCAAAGCACAAAATAAAAATACTTATGAAGAATTTATTAATAAATTAATTGAAGATAAATATATTGTAGAAACATTAGCATATGGACCAAAAAAATATATGGGTGTATCCACAATTGATAATAAATATTTTAGAAGAATTGATATTATGTTTACAAAACCTGAAGAATATCCATTTGCTATATTATATTTTACAGGATCTGGTGAATTTAATGTAAACATGAGAAATAAATTACTAGAATTAGGATATACAATTAATGAATATTCGGTTAAACATGCAGATACTAAGAAAAAAGTTAATCATAAATTTTTAACAGAAAAAGATATATTTGATTATTTTAATTTTGAATATATTGAACCTCATAAAAGAATTAAATAAAAGAATTAAATAAATTATAAATATTTCATATTTGCAGTATAAGATATATTTGATAAATTTTTTTTAAAAATAATTACTGCAATTTTTTGAATATCTTCAATTTTTATATTTTTTATATTTTCTATATCTTTTTCAATAGAAATTATTTTGTTTGAATGATATAATTCTGAACTACAATTTTCACACATCCAATAAGGATTATTTTTATTAGATTTTAAATTTTCTATTAAATTATTTTTACATCTTTGTAATTCTATATCATCTATTGTATCTTTTAATTCTTCAACTATTTTGTATACCAATTCAATGCTTTTTAATATATTTTCTTTTTTATTTTTTACACTGAAATGTATATAAAATACACCAATATCTTCATAATTATTATCACCTGTATTTATATGATAAATTAAACCTTCTTTATTCCTTAATATATCATATAATTTTGAACTCATATATCCTGTTAATAATTCTGATATTAAAGATGTTATATAAGTATTTTTTGATGTATAATTAAATGATGGAAAAGATATAGTTATAAAAGATTGTTGATCAGATCTTTTAATATATTTTATATTAAATTTTTTTTGATTATTTTTTTTATATAAAATTCTTTTTTTATCATTTGTAATTGATTTAAATTCTTTAGCGGGATAATTTATTTTTTTCATAAAATATTTTTTTAATAAATTCAATGTCTTCTCAAAATTAATATTCCCACCTACCGAAATAATAACATTATTTTGATAATAAGTATTTATATAATTCTTTAATTTATCACTATTTAAAGATGTAACAGATTTTGATTTACCGGGAACATTTTTCTCTAATCTAGTATTTTTAAAATGTAATTCATCTATTCCATACCATGATAAATTAGAAGGATCTGATAAATGATCATTTATTTCATTAATAACTACTTTTTTTTCATTTTCTAATTTCGTTTCATCTATTAATGAATTAAAAAAAGATTCACTCATTATTTCTAAAAATTTTTCTAAACATTTTTTAGATCCATCTATATGATATACAGTTGAAGCTTTGCTTGTGTATGCATTAAATACTCCCCCGCAATTATATATTTCAGATTCTAATTCCAATTGTGTAGGATATTTTTTAGATCCTTGAAAAAACATATGCTCTAATACATGTGATATCCCGTGAATATTATTTTGTTCATCTCTAGATCCCGCATTAACTCTTATTTGAACACTAATATCATTATTACTTTTAGTTTTACATAAAATATAACGTATCGATTTATTTAATTGACCATATTTAATTTGATTCATATATATAATATATTTTTTTATAATTTATCACAAATAGATCTACATATATCATAATCATTAAATAAAAGATTATAACAATATAAAAATTTTAATTTTTTTTCTGATTTTTGTTTTTTATAATTTAATTCAATATTAATAATATATTTTATTGTATCTCTATGAAACATCATCCATCCTGAAATTGAATATTCTTTATAAATAACTTCTTCTTTTCTTAATTTAAAAATTAAATTTTTAATATATGATTCATAACATTTTTTTTTAAATAATTCAATTAATTCTTTATCAATTTCTTCATCACATTTAGTGATTGAACCATAATAATCCAACATATCTTTTAAATTTTTGTTTATTTAAAAGATAAATATTTTTATCAAATTTATTTTATGTTATTGTTTGGGAACTATTTTAATTACTAATTCATCTTCTTTTGTAAATGGGAATGGTGGTTTCCATAAATCAGGGTGTTCTGTAAGTGTTCTTATTTCTGATATTGCATTTTGATATAATTCACTTCTCTCCGCACTTGATACATGTGAAACTTGAAAAATAGAAATTTCATCAAATAGTTCATAATCTTCATAAACTATTTTATGTTTTTCTGGATCATATTCTAAATCATCGAAATAATGTTTTAATTCATTAAATGATGTTAAAAAACTTATACCTATGTCTTCATAATCATCATCATCAGGACCTACAATAGTTAAACTTCGTGTTTTATATAAATCTTTTATCAAATCATATCTTATATTTGAATCTAATGAAACCCAATAATTAAATAATTGATAACTAAATCTATCATATAAATCACTTAATACTTCAATATTATTTTCTTCAAAAAGTCTTAATAATTCCAGTCTTTGTTCATCGGTTGTTGCTTCTTTTAAAAAACAGAATAACGAAGAATCTAATAATTTTCCATCAGAAAATACAGATTTTTTACTAACATTTTTTACTAATTCTTCTGATCCACGAAACATTGATGGTATATTACGACAAGTAGCATGACAAAATACCGCTTCATGTTGTCTTAAAAAATCAGGTGATAATAAATCTATCATTTTTTTTACTTTTTCCATTAAACGACTAAATATAATATTCCCTTCTTTATCATAAAATGTTTCACCTTTACCAGGAGTGTCAAATAATTCAGCTTCAATTTCAATGGGAGTAGTATTACCATTAAATAAAAATAATTTCCCTTTATTGGGTGTTATAAGAACAACATCATTGAAAGTTTCACCTGAATGATATTCTTTTAAATATAAATGTGCTTTATAATATTTATCCCATTTAAAATTACCAATTCCTTTTGTCGGAGTAAATTCTGAATCCATTAAATTTTGTTTTAATAATAAACCATTATCAGTTAAACAACCATATTGATCAATTATTTCACCTGATTGATATGCTTTTTGAACTTTTTTACCATATTCCATTGCCCTACTAAACATTGCTTCATCGATTGAATCGGGACCAATATCAGTTTTTCCAGAATTTACAAAATTCAATAATGTAAAACCTTCTGGAACAATTGGTAATTTAGATTTTAAATAAGCACTATGATTTGAAAAAGCAAATAAACAAACCGGTTTATTATCAGGAGTTGTTGTCTCTAAAAAATCTTTTAATTTTTGAGTTTCATGTTCACGTATTGCATCTGATAACTCACCTCCGATTTGTAATTTTTTTTTATTAGTTCTTTTCATTTGTTTAGTTTTTCTAGTATTTCTTTTTCTAGTTTTTTTTATATTTCTTTTTCTAGTATTTCTTTTTCTAGTTTTTTTATAAACCATCTTATCTTATATTATAAATATTTATTTTTATTGCTGAATTATTGCTGAATACATCCAGATGATTCTTCTTCTTCATTCATAATTTCTTTAATGATATCCTCTTTATCTTTATAATAGTAAGCTTGTATTGCATTTTTATTTTCTTTTTTTTCAGGGGCATTAAATATTTTATTTAAATATAATTGTTGTTTATCGGATAATGATTCAGGATAAATAATATTAAAATCAATAATTAAATTTCCATAATCATTAGATGATCCATCAGTTAATTCATTATTTGATTCTTTTTTTATAGGCATCCCTTTATTAAAAACTTGAAATAATGAATTAGGTTTTATAATTTCTTTTATTTCTATATTTAATTCTTCATCAAAATGATCAAATGTAATATTACATCCACATAATGATTGAATTAAAGAAATTTTATATTCTCTATATAAATCATTATTTTTCCTTTGATATTTATTATGTTTTTTTTCAACTATTTGAATTACTAAATCTTCAATACATCCCAATAAAGAATTATAATTACCACCTTCTTTTACAATAATATTATCACCTTGTTTAGATCCTTTTTTAATATTAATTATATATTTTGTTGATTTTAAAGTATTATTACTTGTTTTATGTTGAATTTCAAATTCTTTTTTTGTTCCATGATATAATTCTTCCAATGTAACCTCCAAATTATGTGTCATCTTATTTTGTAACTGTGAAAATGGATTCGAAGATAAATCTGAAAAAATAAATATGTTGCTATCCATCTCCATATTTGTAAAATCAACATTAAATAATGATTTAAATAATTCTAATGGATTAATATTTGGTATATTATTATTTTCTTTTAAACATTCATAGCCAAAATTATCATATAAGTTTCTTTTTTCTGGTTTTGATAAAATTTCATAAGCTTCGGATATATCTTCAAATTTCTTTATGGCATTTTCACTATCATTCTTATCTGGGTGATATTTAAATGCTAATTTTCGATATGATTTTTTAATATCTGTATCCGTTGCATTCTTTTGTAAATTTAAAATATGATATAAATCTTTCATTTATAATATTTATATAAATATTTTATTAATATTAAACTAAATAATAAATACTATATGAAAATATAATAATGAATGGATAATTTATATCTAATGTCTGAAATGTCCATAATGTTCTACTGATTAAAGGGTTTATCAAAAAATATAATAAACTTCTTAAATTAAAAGTAATTTTACCATTACTATCAGGTCTTAATGAAATATTACTAACAGATATTTCTGAATAAATTATAAATATTATTGTAATAATTAAAAAATAATAAATCATATTATTTTTCTATATTATACTATAATATGTTTTCTTGCAAAAATATAATTGTTATAGTTGTTTATTTATATTCTTTAACTAAAATTAAAACAGTGTTAAATAAGGTTTTAGCTACTGTTTTGGCCGGTTTTCTCTTATGTTATGATATAGCTGGTTTTGAAGATTTAGATTTAAATGATTTATTAGATAAATCAAATATCAATAATAATTCTGTTACAGAAAATGGTGAAAAACCTGGAGCAAAATCATCAGCACCTACTCTTAATATGGGACCATATGATGGTTTATGTTTAAAAACTGGTAATGATGAATATTGGATGAAATCGCCTGATGAAACCACATTATTACCAAATGATAAATTATATACTTATTTATCAAGTCAAGGTCCAATTAAAATGAGATTAAGTGATCAATCAGCATTAATTGGTCCACCAATTGATGGTATTAAAGGATCTGATGAAAAAATGTTTATGTTAGCAAATAATGTTGCAAGTCCACTATGTTGTCCTTCAACTTATTCAACCAGCACGGGTTGCTTATGCACAACTAAAAATCAAAGGGATTATGTTGCCTCAAGAGGAAGATTAAGTAAAAGTCCTCAAAATGATATCAATAGCGAAATATAAATTTTATCTTAATAACATTGAGTGAATTTTTTCATATGCCTGCCCATGTTTTTGATCATAAACATTTAATCTACTCACTCTTTTTTCTTCATCTTTTTGATCTTGTAATCTTTGAATTGCAACTCTTTGTTGATCTTGTGGACTCATTTGATAAGATATATTACTTCTCTGTGATTTAATATCCCTCATGGAATCTGATCTCCCTGAAATATCTACAGAAGACGTATCAATGAAAGTCGAACCATAAGAATATGCCTTTTTATAATCAGTAAATGCCAAATTATTTGCTTCTCCACTAAAATCTGTTATTTTACCTTGTCCCAATGTAAGCAATGAATCCTGATTTTTCATCGATAATCTTGTTTCTGGTTCATTATATTTTACCAATTGATTTCTATTCTGTTTTGCCTGCTCAGCTTTATATTGCTCAAATGTAGAATTAAACATATCTTTATTAAATCCATTTTGAAATAATTTTTGTTGTTTCTCTAAACCAGATTCTAATGCAGGATTCTCATTCATCCAATTACCATATCCTTCATCATAAACATCATTTATTTTATTATCTTCATATATTTTATTAAATAAATTTGCATCAAAATTATCTTTCATGTTTATATTAACTTTCGGTTTATTCATCTGCTGTTGTGAATATTCTCTCGATTGATCACGGAGATCATTATGGGAATGATTATTATTTTCTTCTTTTAATTTTTTTGTCAATAAAGTATAAGCAATCGAAACTTTTTGAAATTCATCTTGCGTACCTCCTCTATCAGGATGGGACTTCATCGCCATTTTTAAATATGCTTTTTTCAATATTTTTTCATCAAAATTTTTTGATATTCCTAATATTTTATATGGATCTAATTTTAACTTATTCGGATTTGGTAATTGAGGAAGATTCTGTTGATTCTGTTGATTCTGTTGATTCTGTTGATTC